ACTCGTCCAATATCAGCACGTCCCCATAGGACAGGCTGCGCAGGATGGGGTGCAGGTGGATGGTCATGCCATCATCCTTGGCCCACGGAATTCCCGGGAAGTCGTACTCCTCGTGTCGGCCAACGCGTACCTGCACGATTTTGGTACCGGTTTCCGCCACCTTGGCAGGGTCCCAGCCCAGCGGTACGAACTGCGCCGCGTGCTCACCCACCAGCGTCTGCCCCAGCTGCGTCTTGCCCATGCCGGGTGGCGACTCCACTACCATCGGGTTGTTGGCCATGCGGTTGACGCACACCGCTTCCATGTAGCCGGCGACGCCGTGAATCACATTCATTTCCTTGTTGCTCATGCTCTTGCTCCTTGTTGATTGGTCGGTTGGTCTCGGTGTTACTCAGTAACATCTGGTGGTGCGACGGAAAGAGTGCCCATCATACCATGTATCAGTAGCTGTGTCAAGTAGCGGTGTCAGGTCACCTCCACCACGGTGTTGACTACCCGCCACACATGCGGCGCATCGGTTTCGTCCCAGCTCACCATTTCAGGCAGGTCATTAGCGTCATGTTCCACGTACATGTTCAGGTTGATGAAGTGCGTGACGCTCAGTGGTTCGCCCAGTTCATCACTATCGCCTTCCCGCTCGTGCTCGGTATGCTCCGCAATGTCGTTCACCATGTCCTCTGCGGCGTCCAGTTTGGAAGCGAACACGGTCCCTGCCCACACGCTGGCAACCTCGCCATCGCTGGTGCAGGTAGCCGCCACGTACTGCCAGCCTTGCATGCTCACATCGCACCTCCTGCCTTCAACGCTGCCGTGATGTCGGCAACATTCACGCTCAGTGCCTTCTCGATGGGAGCAGGGGGATGCGGAATGAACCGCTCGCCCTCCGGCCACACTTCAATCAATCGCTTGGTGGTCTTCACCTCACACAGCAACCGTTTCAAGTTCCACGCAGTTTCGGAGCGTGCATTTTTGTGCTTGCCCATATCCCCATAGGCTTCCTTGATGGTGATGAGGGACTTCTCCGATGCCGCCTTGTAGGTACGGTCGGGGTGCTCCTTCGTCATCTCGGCCTTGACTGCGGCGAGGCACACGAAGGTGTTGCAGGCGTGCGGGAAGGCATGGAAATTCGCCGGCAGTTTCACGTACTGGGTCAGCCGGTCCAGCGACACATCGTAGGAATCGAATTGATACTTGCCGGTGTACGCACACAAGGTGTGGCTACGGGACTGGTAGTGTCCGTGCTGCTGCCAACCCTTGGGCAGGCAGCACCACAGGTTCAGTGCGTGCTCGTTGGCAGCGCGGAACAGTGCCCACCACGTGGTGAAGTAGAGCAACTCAGCAGCCTTGATTTCCTCCTCGTACAGGTTGCGGGTGGCAAGGTGAATGATGTCGTTGCGCAGGGTGTCGTCAATGCGCCGGGATTTCAGTGGCACGTGCTTGGCAGGCGCCACCTTCGGTGCGGTCTTGGTCTTGCGCTTGGTCGTGGTCATGGTGTTACTCCTTGGTGGGTGGTGAAGTACCAGTCGTTAGCGTACGTGCCGCCGGTCAGCGACACGTTCCACCCCAGTACCTCGTTGACATAGTGCTTGGCTACAGCGGCGGCACAATCATCGCCTCCGTTCAGTGGGTCCAGCAGTAGGCAGTGGCGTGAGTACGTCTGCCCCATGCGCCCACCATCGTTGATGCTGACGAGATAGCGAGCGGGTAGATTGGCCGTGGGTCCGAAATAGCGCACACGCACGGCTTTGCCAGTGACCACGCTGGTGTGGCGAGGGAACAGTGGCAACTGTTGCGGGGTGAAGAGTACGCCCCGTTTGCGGGTGGATTTCTTGCGTTCGGTCATGGTGTTACTCCTTCTCCAGTGAGGGGGAAATACGTGTCGGCATACTGCCTCAGCACACGTGCGCACACGTCTGCTTGGGTCACCCAGTTGTCGTCGCCTTCCAGTGCATCCATGTGGCTGTAGAAGATGGACACAGTGTTACCCAGCGGGTGGGGATGGAGGGCGTACACAAAGTCGGCTGCCACCTCCAATATGTGCGGCTGGACGGGTTGGGGGCCGGCCTTCAAGTCGGCAAAGTACGCCACCCAGCCCAACACGCAGGCTTGCTGGCGCCAGTGCGGTTCGTCGTTCACTACAGGCACGCTGGTGCATCTGAACCGGTAGCATCCCGGCTTGGTTTCAAACAGGTGCGCCACTTGCAGCAGTGCTTGGCGCGGGGTCGTACTTTTCGTGTCGGTCATGGTGTTACTCCTTGTTATCGTCCAGTTGGTAGAGAATCTCGGCAACCTGCTCATCAGTGAGCGTAGGCGCCTCGGTAAAACAGGTGGCGTCACGCACATAGTGCAGCCAGATACCGTGGGCAATGAGCATGCCCAGCACCATGCTGAGCACCAACAGAAGCCCGTCCAGTGACTTGCGGTAGGTCTCGTCATAGTTCATGCCAGTGGCCCCCACAAGGTGCCAAGCACGCGCACCAGTGCGATGAGTGCTATGGTCACGAAAGCAGCCAGCATCTGCCGTCCGCGTGCACGGTGTTTGCGCTCTTGCTCCAGTCGCATGTTGCAGACGTGTTGGTAGTCACGCGGTGCCGGTGGGATGGATGGACGTACTCGGGTGGCGTTCGCCAGTGGGTTGGTGTTCACGTTCACTTGCTCCTGCTTGTTGGTGGTGGGGGGCCAGATGTTACTCAGTAACAGCGGCCGGAAAAAAGGCAGACACAGCCCAACCCGCCCCAAGTGGGGCAGGTGGGTGGTGGTGGGTTGGTAGGTCAGGCGGCGGCGCTACGTGCCAGTGCCCACACCTTGTCAGCGGCACGCGCCTCGCGCACCAACTTGGCGGCAGCGGCGGCCTTCTGGAACTTGGCCTTGCACACCTTGCAGTGCGCGGCCGACACCTTGTGCATGCACAGGCCCAACATGGGCAGCTCCCGTGCGTCGTTCGGCAGGATGATGACACCGGTGACGCTACCGCGCACCAGTCCGTGCTGGCTCTTGTTCATGCTCTTGCTCATGCTCACTTCCCTCGTGCTGTGGGCGCCGCACCATGCAGCGCACCTTGATTCGATTGGCCGATGTTACTGAGTAACACTTGGCCTTGGGGGCATAGCTCCCCCTTGCCCCCTTGTGGGGAGGCTTGGGCGCTGCACTCAAGCAGCGGGGTAATGCCTACGGCATTGGGCAGATGTCGCTGAGCATGTTACTCAGTAACATCTGGCCAATGCCGCCCCCCGAAGGGGGCGGCAGCGGGGTTACGACTTGGCAATCTTCCGAAGGAAGGTCGCCACCTCGGCACGGTATGCCTTGGTCCATGCCTTGTCCCCTTCGGGGAGACGGGAGAGCAAGCCTTCGGCTTGGTGCTTGAAGGTCACGTCGGCAACTGGGCCATTCACCTTCGGTGATTTGGTGTCAGAGCGAGGCGACTCGGCTTTGCCGGGGATGATGGGCTTACCTGCCTTGGCAGCCTTCTTGGCTGCAGCCTTGGCCTTGCCCTTGGACGTTCCTTCGGAACGTGCCTCAGAGACCGGGATGAGGTCAGCACCAAGCTCTCCGAGCTTGGTCAGCGAGCCGGCGGCAACCTGTTCGGCGAAGCCGGTACGCTTGGCGAGGATGGCAGCCAAGGCAGCTTTGCTACGGCAGCGGTACTGCCGCCACGTGCTGCCGGAGAATCCGGCACTGTCCCAGCCCTTCCGGGCTTCACCCTTGTGGTCGAAGACCACACGGTCGAACTTGTCGATGAAGGCCAGCAGGGCCTTGGTCGGCTTGCCTTCGGCATCCACGGCGTCACCAGTGAACTGGTCGCTGGCCTTGGACAGCGAGCCGACAAACAGCGAGTCCAGACGGACACCGAGCTTCGTGATGGTGGTGCCAAGGTTCTTGGCAATCGGGGCGAAATTCCACTTCGTGGCAATCGTGGTCATGGTGCACTTGCTCCTAGCTGGGACAGCGGCGGGATTGCTGCTGTCGATTTTTGCTGCCGGTTCTGGCCGGCCCCCCCTCTCTTAGCCGGGGGTCACTTCGTTCCCCCCGGCGAGAGGGGGGGACAGACCCTACGGGTCTGAATGATTTTCGGGGTCGGCGGCGACAAGGGGGCAAAATCCCTTCAGCCCAAAGGGCTGGGGTGCTGTTACTGAGTAACATCGACTCAGCCCAAAGGGCTGGGGGTCGGGTCATGCACACAGCAGGGCAAAGCCCTGCCAGTCCACCCATTGCTATCCACTTGTGGATAGCGATGGGGCTGCTTGCCCCCTTGGGGCAAGGGAGGTTGAGGGCAGAGGGAGACGCGGCGGCCTTACAGGCCGGGTTCGGAAGCGACGCCGCTACGCCCCGAAGGGGCGGGTTTTGGGCGCCGTTTCGCCTTCACGCGGCGTCGGCCCGGGCAGGACGGCCTGCAAGGCAGGCCGAGCGGCCGCGCCGGTTCGCATCGTGTAATTATGCCCCGATTACGGATGCGGTCAGGGGGTTAAGATAGCCTTCCTGATACCGGAACTTGATAGGCCCGTGAGTTGGCGAACGGGCAGTTGAAGAGAAAAACGCCCCGACACCGCAGACCCTTGATACCATTTTAGGCAGCTGTGCTACCATTTTTCGACCTTTGCTACCAAGCTTTGCTACCACCCAATAATGAATGTAATCAGTAACTTAGCGACCAATTATACCAATGTTCCGCTTTTTTTGCTTTTTAAGGGACCCCCCTTAGACGTTTGGGGTGGAAATTTACGGAAAACGAAAAAATGCCCTGTTATTTAACCTGATACTCACTACTGATACAACCACTCTCTTATATATATACCTTATAAAATAATGGTAAAAAAGGTAACAAAGGTAACAAGGGCTGAGCCGGCCGTTGATTTCATTGAGATTTGCTTTGTTACCACCAGCGACACAAAGGTAGCAGAGGTTGCCCTTTACACCTTGCCAAAACCCCTGTAAACTGCCCATTCCACCCTACCACCCACCGAGAAACGACTATGAAATCATGCACTTGTAAGCTAGGCCCTCTCAACTCCATCAGTGCGTGGCAATACGTGCCCCATAGCACCGAGAAGGTACCGGACGGGGTAAAAACCCACACAGGTACTCGCGGCACCGAGGCGCTGGTAGCCCGCGACGACGGAATCGTGTTAGTGGCTTTGCCTATGGACTGGGTTGTTTCGATAGACAACGGCAATCTGATGGTTTTGCCCGACTATGCGTTCCGCGCCCTGTTCCGCATCGACTAAGCCCGGCTTGACCAAAGCTAGGTTCAGGAATAGGGTAGTTTTCCCCATCCCCAGTGGAGAACTGCCATGACCCTAAGACTGATTTTCTGGATTTTGATGCTGCTCTGGTTGGTTGGTGTATTCGCCGGTCCCCGCATCGGCCCATGGGCGCCGATGGGCAGCAACATCTTGTTGTTCGTGCTCCTGCTCATCTTGGGCTGGGCCGCTTTTGGGCAACCCATCCAAGGTTGACGACCGCCAACAGCCGGCGTAATCTGGCCTCTGGGTCAGTTGTTCGCACCGCGCATTTGTTTGGGGGGTAAGACTGCTGCTGTGACGGGTTGGGGTTCGGCCCCTACAAGTCGGCATCAGCACTAGCCCCATAGGCTCGCTATCCCCTTGCTGCCTATGGGGCTTTTTATTTCCCCACCAAACCCCCTCTTGTTCCCCTACGACAGTGTGGTAATCTAGCCGCGCTAGTAGTACGTGCCATCCATCGCAATCAACGCACAAGCGGGAGGTTCGTCGTGACGCACAAAGTTTCATCTTCACACTTTCGCGGCCCCGGTTTCGTCCAGCGGCTGGCGAAGAAAATCCAAGGTCAGTTCCGTGTCACCTACTCGGTTGCCGTCGAGCGGGCCAATGCCGCGTTGGGTATCGACGTGGTGGTGCTGGAGGAAACTCTCGCCGCCCGCGCCGCTGAGCGTGCCAAGGCCGCCCCCCAACCTGAACCGGAAGCCAAACCCACCTCGGAACCCAAGGCCAAGTCCAAGGGCAAGCCCAAGTCCGAGCGGGCCGAAGAGTTGGAAGGCCACACCGTGGCGGAGCTTGTGGAGTTCGCCCGTAAGTCGGAGTTTGAAGGCTACAGTGGCTTGAACAAGGCTGAGTTGATTGCCTTCATCATCGACGCCGAGGAGGAACAATCATGAGCACCGCCAAGCACTATGCCAATCCGGCTACACCCATCATCAACGGTGAGTATCGTAATGACACCACCGGCGCCCGCCAGCATCTGGGCATCGGCATGGCGTGGCAGCCCGGCGCCGACCGGGCGACACTGCAACTGCAGCAGGAGCAAATCCGCATCCGCTTGCATTTGCCTTCCAACCCGGCCGCCACCGCCTTTGAGATGCAGGTCTCCGAACGGGTCGGCTTCAATGACCCGGCCCGCACCTCGGCGCCCGGCCCGGCCGCGTTCGTGGTCACCGACGGCGTGGCCCAGTTTCAGTTTCCCAGCTACACGCCGCAGAACACCACGGTGTACCCGGGCGCGGTGGTGTTTGCCAACTACCCCGGCAAGCAGTTCTATGTGCGCGTTCGGTTGGCCGCTGGTCCCGGGCCATGGTCGGTCGTGGGTCACGCGCACCCTTACTTCCCGAGTGCCGACGACAAGTACGCGCTGAGCGGGTTACCGTTCGCCATCCCGGCGGTGTAACGTGGGTCTCGCTGTGCGTCCACGTCTGGCTGGCGTGGCCAAGGCGACACGCTGGCAGGCCATGGGCAGCAGCCGTAATGCGTCCTTGGTCAACGTCAACATCTGGAGTCCGAAGTCGGGGCTGACCCGTTCATTTACGCCCACCGGCGGGTTGGATGGCAATGGTCATTCAACCATCAACGACCCCGGTACCTCGCTGTCCAACATCATCGCCCAAGCCTACTCACAGGGTTGGGGTACGTGGCGGATTTTCATGCGCGGCCCGGATGGGAGTAAGAACTACACCACCCCGGTGCAGGCGGTGGTGCGCTGGTCCAATGCGGTGGGTAAGTGGGACCGCATTGAGTTCAACCCCACCACCAACCAGATTCGTGCCGGCCTGTATGGCGCCACCAACGAAGACTCGGCCATGGGGCCGCTGTACATTGAAGATGGTGCCAACCTCGGGTATCCGGGTTGGGACGTGGTGTATTTGTTTTCTGCTGACCGCCAGCCCATCACCGATGGCTATGGCCCCTCGGCCGCCACCTACTACTTCTACCCCGCCTATGCCTCGGTGTTGGGTGGGCCGTCGGTGGCGACCCTGACCGGTGGTATCCAGCTCGGCAACGTGGAGCACTGGCCCGGCGTGGGCATCGCCCGGGCGCGAACTTTGCCCATCACCTTCAACACTTCCACCGCTGGTGTGGGCACGCCCAAGGATTCAGGCGTACGCGACGAGGTATCCCTTGGTGTCACCGGATTGCCCCTGCACTACAACTACCCCCAGCACTATGCCGGCTCGTCCTTGGCCGTTACGTTCCTATGGGACGCGGTGCGTTACCCCACCAACAAAATCGAGATTCAGGTTTCCGAGCGGGCCGACTTCCCCGCCGCGTTGTCTGGGGTGGCGATATTGGCCGACTTTGTGGCGTTCGTTGACCAAGCCCCCCTCACGCTGGGGCCGGTACACTTCTGGACGGTCTCGCGCTTCAAGAAGGGCGGTGGTGCGAGCGTAAACCTCGTCGCCAACAAGAGCTACTATGTGCGCATCCGCGCCGAGCGGGCCACCGGTGGCTGGACCGGATGGAGCGAGGTGGGTAGCGGCAAGACCCCGCCGCGTGACATCAATGCCTTTGCCCGTGTCGCCGGGTTACGTGCCAGCTTCCCGCGCCTGCAGGTACCACTGGCCACTATCACGCCGGCCGGCGTTGACTTTGACCCCGGGGTGCTGATGCCGGAACCGCAGGACGCGCCGTAACATGGTCGTCCAGCCCAACGCCTTGCGCAATGAACTGGCGCTGGAGATTAAGCGTTGGTATCCCCAGCCGTGGGATGATGCTCTCGCCGCTGCCGACGCGGCGATAGCCGGCATGCTCAATGGCGAGGCGGCGACACCGGTGGAGCATCACCCGCTGGTCATCTTCATCGCCAACACCTTCATCGTGCCATGGTCATGGGCCTCGGCGGCGTATGCCACCATCCTGACCGGCGGCGTGGTGGTGCCACCACCCTTGGTCGGCTTCGTCACCGTGTGGCGCACCACGGCGGTCAACGAAACCATCACCCTACCCTTGACGGGTTCAGGCTACAACGCCACCGTCAACTGGGGTGATGGTACGCCTGACTCGTTGATTACTCTCGGCAATACTGACCCCGCCCGCATCCATGCCTATGCGGTAGCGGGTGACCATACCGTCACCATCACCGGCACCTTCCCGAAGTTTTTCTTCAACAACGCGGGTGACAAGGCGAAGCTCATCAAGATTTTGAATTGGGGCGCGGTGGGTTGGGCCAGCGGCGGATTGGTCAGCGCCTTCCATGGTTGCGTCAACCTGAATGAAGTGTCTGCCACCGACTGCGCAAATATGCCGGGAGGTAGCTGGAACCGGGTGTTCATATCTTGCTCCAGCTTGACAAGCATCAACCTGACTGGCGCCCCCGCTGCCAGCATAACCGTGCTGTCGGACCTGTTGGCCCTTTGCCCCGCACTGGTCACTGCGGTCCTGCCCGGGCTATGCACGGCAGCTTGCACCTCGTTGGCCCAGACGTTTGGAGGTTGTGTTGCGCTGACCAGTATCGTGGGTTTGGAGACGTGGATTACTACCAATGTAACCAACATGTCTTCTTTCTTTGCAAGCTGCACCAGTTTACCTGCTGCGGAAGTGGCTAAAGTCGCCGGGTTTAACACGGCCAAGGTCACTAACTTTGATAAGACTTTCCGCTACATTAACGTGCCCATCCCCGTGGCGACGTGGACTACACCAGCAGCAACCCTCATGCCCTACATGTTCGGTGATGTGAAACAGGTCAGCGTTAACTCTGCCCACTTTGACATGGGGCTTGTTACCAACGCTACGTTGATGTACCAAGCAACGGCTGGAGTCAACGGTCTTACTACCGCCCACTACGATGCCATGTTGATTGCATGGGCGGCGCAGTCACCTGACCTGAAACCCGCCGTGCCCTTTACCGCCACCGGGGTCAAGTTTTCTGCTGGCGCCGCTACCACCGCCCGTGGCGTACTCACCGGTACCCACACGTGGGCCATCACCGACGGTGGCCCCGCTGCCCTGCTGGTGAATGACCAGATGCAAGGGCCAGTGGAAGATGTGTCCACCCGCGTGCTCAACGTGGACCCGCTGGGCAATGGCTGGAACGTGCTTACAGGTTCTGCCGATGTGGGCGAAGGCCAGACCGTGGTTGGCCCCGGTGGCGTGCGGGCGGTCATCAACGCTGGCAGCCCCAACGTCGTCATCACCGCTGTCGTGCAGGCGTTTGCCCCGGTGGGCCTGATGTTCCGTAGTCGTGTCGGTGGCGTGCGCTCCATGCGCGTGCTACTCAACATGGACGGCACCTTGGAGTTGCAGCGGGTTGGCAACGGCGGGGCGGTCACCGTGGTCGCCAGCGTGGCTGCCATGCCCGCTGCCGACACCGAAGAACACCACCTGCAGATTTGGGTCGATGCCGCCTCGCGTATCATCGTCTACTTCGATGGCGTGCCCTTGATTGACGTGGTGGATGCCTACCAGATGAATCGGCCGTGGCACGGCATCCTTGCCGGCCCGGGGGCCGTATACTTGCGCGAGTTCAGCATTGCTCAATTTCCCTTATGACCGCCTTAGAAGACATGAAAATGGAACCGATAGAAGTGTGGCGTGATGTGCCGGGGTACGAGGGGCTGTACCAAGCCAGTTCTCTGGGTAGGGTGAAGCGCCTTGAGGGTGTTGTCACGTGCCGGGATGGGAAGCTCAAGCCGATACGAGAGCGGGTTTTGCGCCCCGGTATTCGGGGGGCATACTTGAAAGTGGAACTGTGCGCCAAGGGGATAATTACAAGCCTTTCAGTTCATCGGCTTGTGTGTTCGGCTTTCCATGGTGAGGGGGCTGAAGGTCACGAGGTCAACCATCGTGATTCGGACAAGCACAACAACGTAGCTGCTAATCTTGAATGGGTCTCCCGACTGGGTAATGTGCGTCACGCTCACCTAGCCGGCCGGATGCACGCCACAACCAACCCGGGTCGTGGTGTTAAGCTGTCCCAGTCTGACGTGGATGTGATTCGCGCTGAATCTGCGCGAGGTGTGATGCGCAAAGACCTCGCCCGCCGTTTCGGTGTGGACCCGTCAATGGTTTCGTCAGTGGTGCTTGGTAAATGTTGGAACCATCCTGCGGAGTACCCCGCATGATAATCCGCCGCTTCTACTTCACCCCACTGCAGATACCCGGTGTGACCAACAACGCGCCGCTGTTGCGCGGCACGCGGGGTTACATCGTCACCGCATACTCTTCCAACTCGGTGGCAACCTCGGTGGAAGTGGAGTTGACCAACTGCACCGGCTTGCATCGCGTGGTTACCGAGGACGGGCAGGAGGTTGGCGCGGGCTATTTTGAAGTCGGTCGTGAATACCTGTTGATTTGGGACCCGGACAAGGAGTGGTTCACCGTGCGGCCGACCTTTGAGCGACTGCAGCGCCTTACAGGCCGCGTGGTCAGGCTCACCAATCACCCCACGCAGATTTTCACCCGGCTAAGGTTGCATCGCACTGCGCTGGCGTGGACGAAATACCCGGGCATGGCGGTGGCGGAAACCGAGCGTGCCCACACCAACGTCTCCGAATCGTTGCGGCCCGAGTACCGGCCCACCCGCCTCGCGCTCTACCAGCGGGGCACCTACATTTTCAAGCTGGAGCCGAGGTACGGTGGCGGGGGCTGGGAGACTTGCCCACCGTTGTTTTACCTTGACCAGAACAACGACGAGCAGCCGTTCACCACCGGTGTGTGGCGGGACTTGTTTGGCGACTCGCAAGTGGTCAACTCCGGTACGTGGGAGATTTACGCCAAGCTGGCGTTCCCGACCGGCGCGGTTGAGCAGTCGGTGTGGGGAGTGTGGGACATCACCATTGCCTACCGCGACGAGACCCAGTTACCGGGCGTGCTGTTGCCCAAGGGCACACATCACCAGTTGATACGCTGGTTCGGTGGCATGTTCACGCGCAACGCGCCGGCCGGCTTCGGCGTGGTGAACCCCGGCACCATGCCGCTGCAGTTTGCCGACTCGTTGGGCAAGTGGGGCGGCCCCGGTATCGTCAGTTGGGCACGCGAACCCGGCGGTGCGGTGGTGCACGAAATAGAATTCCTGACCGGCCCGGGCACGCTGAACTTTGCCACCCCGTTCGATTACGGTATCTACGACTGGGCGTTCACCTACATGCACAATCAGGATGTGGTGCAGGACGACCGCCCGTGGACCGGTTACGACTTGGGGCCGGGCCACAACCTGATGCGCGTCACTTTGCTGTCGGGCACGGGCCTCGTCACCCTGACGCGCATGGGTGCACCGTTCCAGTTTGGCCAGTGGGTGGGCGCGGATAACATCGTGATTATGCTCAACTCGGTGCTGCCGTCAGTTGAGAGCCTGCTACGCATTGACATCACCTACAACCTTGATGAGCCGGGCAGCATCGACCTTGCCCACCTACGTCCAGACCTTCTGCACATGCGCTCGCGCCTCGTGCGCATGATTACCGAGGTAGCCCCGGCGGATGCGCCGCCCCCCGACCTGACACCGCCGGAAACGCTGCCCACGCAAGATTTGATTCCGTGGCCGCAGAATGACCCGGATGTCTGACGCGCATGTCCAATGAACGCGAGTTCCGTGCCCGCATAGGTGTACTGGAAAGCACCGTCAGGAAGATACTGACTGACGGTACCGGTGGTGGCGGTGCGAGTAATTTCCTTGCCTTAACTGATACGCCCGCTTCCTACGCGGGGGAAGGCGGCATGGTCGTTACCGTCACGTTGGCAGAGGACGGGTTGGAATTTACCGCCGGCGTCCCCGGCCCCGCCGGGCCAGCCGGGGCCACGGGCAGCCAAGGAATTCAGGGCATCCCCGGGGCGCCGGGCAGCCAAGGACCGCCGGGGCCTACTGGGGCCACGGGTAGCCAAGGAATTCAGGGCGTGCCCGGAAATACCGGGGCCACGGGCGCCACGGGCAGTCAGGGGCCGCAGGGAATTCAGGGGGTGCCCGGAAATACCGGCGCCACGGGCGCCACGGGCGCCACCGGGCCGGGTGTCGCACCCGGCGGCACCACCGGTCAGGTGCTGACCAAAATCAACGCCACCGACTACAACACCCAGTGGACAACCCCGGCCGCTGCGGGCACCAACTACTGGACCTTGACCGGCTCCGAGTTGTACCCAACCGACGCCGCTGCGCAGGTGGTCATCGGCGCAACGGTAGCGGCCCGCAAGCTGCACGTTGTGGGTTCCGCGCAGGAAATTGCCCGCCTTGAAAGTACCGGCATCACCTCGTCATTCTTGGAGTTTCTCCACGCCGGCGATGCAGCCCTCTGGACCATCGGTAAGACGGCGCTCAACTTCATCATCCGCTCCGCAGGTGGCGAGCGTGTCACCGTGTTGCCAACGGGTGAAGTGGGCATTGGTCGCACCGCCCCTAACTCAAGGCTGCACGTTTATGGCGCAGCGCCAGTCCTGACCATTCAGGATTCGTCCACCGGCCTGTCTACTGCCGCACCTGCCGTGCGGCTGGCAGAAAGCGGCGCCTCGGCGGTGGTGGAAAACTACTGGGACCTGATAGCGGACCCCAACGGCGGCAACTTCAGCTTCAAGATTCGCTACAACAGCGCTGACTTGCTGAACGTCTTGAGTACCGGCAACGTCGGCATTGGCACCATTACACCCACCCAAAAGCTGGATGTGACCGGTGGCGGTCAGTTTTCCTTGGGCCTCACGGTAGCCGCCCCGGCCGATTTTTGGAACGCCAATCTGGGCTTCTTTCACTTGGTTGGCAACACCACCACTCCGCAGGGATGGGTGGGGTCCAACGGCAGCAACCGGGTGGTCATCGGCTCCAATGCCTATCGCAATGCTTCGTCAGGTACGTCCTACCTTGGTGCTGGTGGCGTAGTCAACAACGGCTCGCAAATGGAGCTTGCGCCCAGCGGCGAAATCTACTTCAAGAACGGGCCGGCATCGGGTATCAACCTGACCCAGCGCATGCTGATTGATGCGGCTGGTGCCGTCACAGTCAACAACCTTGCGGGCACCGGTAACCGTTTGGTGCAGGCCAGTCCAACCGGGGTACTGTCGGCGGCAGCCGCCGTGGCTCCCACTTCCGGCACCTTTGCCACGCCGACCCTTTCCGGCGCATCCGGTGTCACCTACACCGGTACCCGTTTCGTCCGTTGGACGCGCTTCGGGGATGTGGTGTTCATCAACGGCCGCGTGCAGTGGTCGGCCATCACCAAGAACGCCACGGCGGCGGCGATTGCCTGCGGCACCGGGATGCCCCGGCCCGCCTTTGCCAACCCGTTGTCACAGAGCATCAACCTTGGGCGGTCCACGGGGCTTGATGTGACCGCTGCTGAAATTTCCAACATGTCGTGCATGATGGACAGTTCCGGTTCCACCACGCTGGTGCTGCCTTACGTCATGATGGACAACGACATCCCCGGCCAGTACACCTACAATTCCTTCAACTCTGCCGGCTACATTGAGTTTTCTGGCGGCTACTTCACCGACGATTGAGGATTTACCATGGCCTTACCCATTCCCCCTCAGTACCTTGCCAGCGGCATCACCATCCAAACACTGGAGGTTTTTTTCAACCCGGTATGGGACGGGTTGGCTTGGGTGGTGGACCCTGCCAATGTCGAAGCGCGGGCCACCGTGTTGCTGGTGGATGGCGACCAGCCGGTCATCAGCCAGACCATTGTTTTCCCCTACAATGACCTTGATGCCCCCGGGCAGGCCCAAGTGGATGCGTTGGAGGATTATTTTGAGCAACGCGCTGCTGACTCGTACTAGCCTCATCGGGTTGGCGCTGGCCATTCTGGGAGGCTGTGCTATGCTGGGCCGCGACTTTCAGCGGGTGCACATCGAGAAGAAGTGCGAGGTAACTCTCACCCGTGGGGGCGCAAAATACGGGCAACCTGACAACGAGCATGTTGCACACGTCACCGTTGGGGATGACTGCACTGTCGATGTCAAAACGCAAGACGAGCAAAACACACCGGAAGCCGAAGGCGGATGAAGTGATGGATAACATCGGGTGTGCTCTCATGCTGACCATGTTCGGGTGCGCCCTGTTGTTCTGGCTACTCAACTGACTGGAGAAGAAAATGGGCGTGATGATTGAACTGACCACCGACCAAGAACTTGCAGTGCTTGCCTCGTACGGTTATTCCGACGCAGCGCGAGACCCGGCGGCACCCCCGCCACGTGATGACCTTGTGGTCACCGAACAGCCGTTCGATGAGTTTTACGGCATCGCCTTTGGCACCCCCCACAACGGCAAGAATCAAGACCTGCCCCCGGCAGTGAATACGGCTGACGGTCTGGTCTCGTGGCGGTTCTACATCGGCGGGGAACTGGCGGCCAACGCCGGCGTCTCCGACCACGGCGGCGACTTCCACGTGCACACGGTTGCCGACGAGTTGGCAAAGTGGCAGGGCGGTGGTCATGACAGCATCCTCGTCAAGATTGACGAAATGGGCTTGGATGATGACGACTTCGCGGTGTTCCCCGAGAACATCGGGCAGGTGCCCTTGTACGGGGTGGCCTACGATGGCCGCGACTGGCGGCTGGAAGTGTGGCAGCAGGGCGAGTTGCGTCACGCCATCACCGGCCCCGGTCTGGCCCCGGGTGAGCAGTTCAAGTTCACCCTCTACCAGTCCGGGTCGAAGCTGGGCATCCAGTACTACTGGAAGTAATCGCCATGACTGAACAGACGCTTGGCGAGTACCGGGTGGGGGTAGACTTCAACCCCACCGGCAGCGAGGCGGTGCACAGCATCAAGCACCGGGTGGCTGACCTCATCACCGACATGGAGGCGCTCAAGACCGCTTCCCTGAACATCAACCCGGAAGTGATTCGCCTTCTGGCGTTGGCGCAGACGGCGTTTGAGGAAGGCGCGATGTGGGCGGTCAAGGCGTTGACCAAGCCGGCACGATGAAGGACCAACTCCCCATCAGTGGGTTGGTGAGGCGCACAATTGCGGTCGTCCTCGCCATCCATGGTGCCCTGCCAACACTGGTGGGGAGTTGCTTTGAGGTGTTCACGTGAGAACCATGCGCGACCCCACCGATGAGTGGCTGATAGCCACCATGGGGGAGCGGGCCAATCCGATGGTCACGCTGCTGGACAAGCTCACCGACCAGCAATACCTGTTCTGCGTTGAATACGTGAAGTGTGGTTCCGAGGTCAAAGCCGCCGAGCGAGCCAAGCTGGGCGGCAGTCAGAACCCGCACTTCCTTGTGCACCTGCCGAAAATCGCCGCCTGCATCAACATCCTCACTGCCAAGCGCGAGGCGGACTTGGGCCAGAAGTCCTCGGCGGAAATCCTCACCCGCTTGGAAAAGACGCCGTTGCTGGAAGCGGATGACTTTGACTTTTCCGAGGGTACCATCAAGGAACGTGAAAGCCAGCTGGCTGCCAACGGCAAGGCACTGGGCGGTGCGGATGACGACGAGTTGGTAACCAACATCAATGGTTCGCTGGCTGATTACGGCATCATGCAACTGCCCAAGGTGCGCGTGTCCAAGGCGCAGAGCTTTGGTCCGCAGTGGATTATCGAACGGTTCGTCACGGTGGCTGAACGCTGCCTGCAGATTGAACCGGTGTACGACCGCAAAGGACGCCCCATCGGCCAGTTCAGGTTTGAACCCGCCGCCGCGCTGAAGGCGCTGGAGATGCTGGGCAAGACCATGGCTATGTTCCGCGACCGGGTGGAGGTCACGCACGAAGTGAGCGGCCTGCTGGAAGAAGAGTTGGACGCTCGGTTACGCGCCCTCGGCCAGCAGTTCCCCGAGTTCAGGTCTATCATCGAAGCCAAGGCGCTTCCTGCAGTGGCGGTGGGCTTCGATGCTGAATGAAATTCCCTTTGAAGCTACCAATGCGGAGCTGCCGCAGGATGCACGCTCGGCCAAGGAAGAGCTGTATCGGCTGCTGGAAGAGAAGGCCAAGCGTAAGCGCGAGTCGAAAATTGACGAGCTGTTCACCGACACCGGCCCCAACTCCCGCGAGAATTACCGCAAGCACATCCAGTTTTTCAACGCCGGCCGCGACTACCGCGAGCGAGTCATCTTTGGTGGCAACCGTACGGGCAAGTCGGTAGCCGGCGCGACCGAGGTTTCCTACCACTTAACAGGTCTGTATCCCAACTGGTGGGCAGGCAAACGCTTCGGCCGGCCGGTGCAGGTATTGGCCTGTGGCAAGGAAGCGAAAATCACCCGCGACACCGTGCAGCAAATCTTGGTCGGCAAGCCGGATGAATTCGGTACCGGCCTGCTGCCCGGTAACTGTCTGGACCGTGACAAGTGCACCTCTTCCCGCGCCGCCGCTGGCCTGTTTGATGGCGTGCAGGTGCGGCACGTGTCTGGGGGCTGGTCGATGCTACGGTTTCGTTCCTATGACCAAGGGCGTACCGCCTTTGAGGGTGTGGAACGTGATGTCATCTGGGAAGACGAGGAAGCCCCGCAAGACATCCACAACGAAAACATCATGCGCACCATGACCACTGGTGGCATTGTGCTCAACACCTTCACGCCGCTGAAGGGTGAGACGCCGCTGGTGCGTGACCTGCTGAACCGGGCCAAGGAAGGTACCGTGTTCTCCATCAACGTCTGGTGGGACGACGTAGGCCACATCACCAACGACATGATTGAGGACATGAAGAAACGCTACCCGAAGCATGAGCTGAGGGCGCGTCGCTTCGGTGAGCCGCAGCTGGGTTCAGGCGCCATTTTCACGGCTGACGAAGACAGCTATGTAATTCGCGCAGTACCCCTGCCCGACTACTGGCCGCGTGTGTTCGGGCTGGATTTTGGTTGGGTGCACCCCACGGCGGGCGCGTGGCTGGCGCACGACCGCGAGACCAACACGATTTACGTGTACTCGGAGCACCGTCGTAGCCAAGCCGAGGTTGCTGTGCACGTGGGCGCCATCAAGGCGCGGGGTGACTGGATACCGGGCATTGCTGAAACTGCAGGTACCAATCAGGCTGACGGCAAGCGCATGATTGAACTGTACAAGGGCCACGGCCTGAACTTGCGCAAGGTGGTCAAAGGCCCGGGCAGCGTGGAGTCGGGCATCATGCGCATCCAAGAACGGTTCAGCAACGGTACGCTGAAAATCATGGATACCTGCCCACAGCTCATCAGCGAAATCCGTCGCTACCACCGTGATGAGAAGGGCGCCGTGGTGGAAGAGGCGGACGATTTGATTGACGCTTTACGTTACGGCGAGTCGGGGCTGAAGTACGCCAAGACCCGGGCTGAGGCGCGGGGTGGTCCAACAGGTGGCAATGTGCGGGAGATTAACTTCTTCCCCAGTCGGAGAATTGCGTGATGGCCAGCGTGAAAGGGTTGAAGTCAGCACCGAAGGAATCCAAGGCGAGCAAGGAAGAGCGACTGGAGGCTGACGCCAAGCGCGACGAAATGTTCGCGGCGCTGGAACGGGAGCTGGACAAGGAGTTGGGTAAGGCCATTGCCGACAAGTCGCCAGTGGAGATTCGCATGCTGGCCGACGAGGCCCAGTATTGGGGCACCATTGGTGGCTTCGACAAGGAAGACGTGGTGGCCGGCCATGACCAGCTCACGCGGGCGAACCGGATGCCCACGGATAACAAAACTCGTAGCAAGACTCGCATCGCTGCTTCGCGCATTGGTGACATGCTGTTTCCGACCAACGCCCCCAACTGGGACATGCGCCCCAGCCCCTACCCCGATGTTCCTATTCCACTGCTGGTGGAGGAGTACCAGAAGCAGAAGGCGGCCGAGGCTGCTGCAGCCCCGCCAGCGCCCGAGATGCCCCCAGAGGCCATGGGTGGCCAGCCCCCGCCGGAAGCGGGGATGGGTGGCCCGCCCATGGTCACGGAGGACATGATGGCGATGGGTGGCGGGATGCCCCCACCGGACATGGGCGGCATGATGGCGATGGGTGGTGGGATGGGCGAGATGCCGCCCGAAGACCCCATGATGGGTGGCGGGATGCCGTCCATGGAAGACTTGGACTACGAACAGCTGGCCATGGAAGTGTCCACCAAGCGTTGCCGCAAGATGCGCCAGCTTATTCGCGACGCGTTGTCAGAGAACGACTATGCCAAGGTTGGCCGTGCCGTCATCATGGATGGCTGCAAGCTGGGCACCGGCATCGTCAAAGGCCCCTATGTCCGCTATCGCACCCAGCGCACCTACGAAGAGATAGATGACGGCCAAGGTCCAGTGACGGTGCTGAAGATGCAGCGGGTGGTGGAGCCGGCTGTAGCGCGGGTCTCGCCGTGGATGTTCTTCCCCCAACGCGCCCGCTGCATAGACGAGTGCGAGCACACCTTCGAATTGCACATCCTCAACCGCATGAAGTTGTCGCAGATGGTTGAAACGCACGGGTTCTTCCCACGCCAGACTGCCAAGTTGCTGAGCAAGCAACCCACCCTCGGGCAGATTGAGACGGTGCTGGCCCAACGTGCTGCCATCACCAACTACTCCATGGCGCGGTACGAGAACTGCTATGCGGTGTGGGAGTACCACGGCATTATCGACGCGAAGGTCCTACGCGAGATGGGCTTTGAAATTCCCGAGGAAGAAGACGCGCTGGACAACCTGCACAACTACATGGGCACCGTGTGGTTCAGTGAGCATGAAGTGCTGCGCATCGACATGGCTCCACTGGAAGCGCAGGACCGCGTGCCATACCGGGTGTGGAACTACGAAGAGGATGAGACCCACGTTTTCGGTTTCGGCGTGCCGTTCATCATGCGCGATGACCAGTACGTTATCGACATGGTGTGGACAGCCATTCTCCATAACACCTCGGTGTCAGCGGGGCCGCAGTTGGCTGTCGAAAAAGGCTGCATGACGCCGGCCGATGGCAGCTACTCCATCCGTTCGCCCAAGCTCTGGTACAAGAATGACGTGGACGTGCCCATGGCCCAAGCCATGGAAGCCTTCATCGTTCCCAACACGTTGGGAAACACCATGCCGGTTTACCAGCAGGCGGTGAAGAACGCCGATGACAACACCCTGCTGCCGCACATGCTGGGCACCGGGCAGGCTACCGGGCAGGAATCGGGCGCGTCGGGCATGGTGCACATCGCCATGATGAATCAGACCAACATCGTGCAGCGGCAGGCCGCGCACAACTGGGATGACAACATCACCGACCCGTTGATTACGGCCCTCTACCAGTGGTTCATGGAGTCCGACGACCCGGCGCACGAAGACGCCAAGGGCGACTTCAAGGTGGAGGTGCGTGGCGCTTCCCACCTGCTGGTCAAGGACACGCAAGCCCAGCACGTTCAGTTGCTCATGCAGATGGCGGCCAGCGACCCCGAGCTGCGCATGGAACTGAACATGAACGACGTGTACCGGTTGTACCTGAATTTCTTGGACGTGCCGGTGGAAACGCTGGTCAAGTCGCCAGAGGAAGCGGCGGCTGAGAAGGCCAACCAACAGCCCGACCCCCTGCAGGAAGCCGAGGTCAACCTGAAGAACGCGCAGGCGCAGGCAGCCACGGCGCGGGCTGAGGCGGATAATTTGCGGGCGCAGGCCATGATGATTGAAGCCCAGCAGGGCCAGTCCATGGACATTGTTGACCACTCCGAGGTGATGGCGTTGGAGCTGCGCTATGCCGAGATGCGCGACAAGCAAAACGACCGAGATTTGAAGCTGCAGCTGGCGTTGATTGACCGCGAGACCCGGCTGATGGAGATTGCCAGCAAGGAAGGCATCGCCTATGAGCAAATGAACAAGCAGGTTTCCAGCGAGCGTGAACAGATGCTGGCCGACCTTCAGGTGACCAACTCCCAGCAGGCCAGCAAGGATTACTTCGATGCTGCCCGGTTGCGTCTGGACCAGTACCGGGAGGAGTTGAGGACCAAGAACGCCAGCAAGGGGTATGACTCGTTCTGACCCCACATGACGGCTGACAACAAGAGGATAAGGTAGTATGCTCGACCGCAATTCGCCGGCAGTGGCCAAGTTTCTGGACACCATCGACTCAGAAATAACTCGGCTTCACGTGGCCCTTGAACGGATAGGCAAGACCCCCTCGGAGTACGACATTTCCCGGGGCAAGATAAAGGCATTACGCCAAGTACGAAACATGATTTTAGGTGACGAGGAACCTGATGCCACAGCCGAATAATGCCGCCGCTCGCGACCCTGCCGAGGGAGTGGTACCCGAGGACGAAAGTTTCCTGTCCGACGAGGACATGTTTGAACAGGCGTTCAACGACAAGTACGGGCCTGACAACGGTGGGGAAGAGAACCCCGGGGATGAACCCGGTCAGCCTGAGTACGGCGCTCCACCGGAAGGTGGTCAAGAGCAGCCCGCTCCTGAAACCCCCCCAGCCCAAGCACCCACGGCCGCAGTAGCTGCGGAACCTGAATGGGTGAAGAATCTTCCTGATGAGGCCAAGGCCCATCTCAATCAGGTAGCCAACGAATTAACCAACCTACGTGGACAGTACACAGCTCTCCACGGCAGGCTGGCTCCAGTCCAACAGGAAAATGCCCGACTTCGCGGGCGGCTTACAGCGACGGCAGTACCGGCGCAGCAACCCGCACAAGGCGCGAACTCGGGTAACGCCCAAGTTGGTCAGTCACCGCCGGGTGCTTTCAAGTTAGCGGATGTCGCGGAATTCAAGGAATTCCAAGACGCGTTCCCTGACGAAGCCAAGGCACTTGAAGCGGTGTTTGCACGTCAGACCCAGAACCTCACCTACTTGCAGCGGCAACTGGAGGGGGTTTCGCGGGGGTTGCAGGAAGTACAGCAGTCTTCTTTCAGCCAGAGACGGACGCAGGAATTGGCCCGGTTGTCGGATGCACACCCCGACTGGGCCACGGTACGCCCATCACGAGAATTCGCCGATTGGCTGCAGGCGCAGCCGGCTGAGATTGCTCAGTTCGCCGACTCTCCACGGGCCGACCACTGCATCTGGGTTCTGGACCGATACAAGGCTGATGCCTACATAGCCCAGCAGTTTTCCCAAGGGGGAGACTTGCAGCAACCCCAGCCCGGGATTGACGTTGCGCAGCAGACGCGGGTGCGCCGGCAACAGATTCGTTCCGCCCCTTCCTTGGACCCACAGCAAGCTGGTATTGGTGCCCCCAACGGGGACCCCGGCCAGTTCATGTCGGAAGAGGAAATCTGGAACGCGGAAGTTGAGAGACGGCTACGCCTGCAACGTGAGTCCAACCGTCGATAATGGAGGAATAGGCAGATGCCTACCTTAGCAAGACATTATGGCGGCACAGGCAACTACGGCGGTGCGCTGACTGGCCCGGGTAACCGTACGAATGTCTATGCCGAACTTGACCTTCTGGAACGTGCACGGCCCCAGCTGGTGCTGGACCTCGCATGCGACAAGAAGAACATCCCTGCCAACAAGGCGGAAACCATCGCGTTCCGTCGTGCGGTCAACGCCATCGTCAGCACCACCACGGTGACCGAAGGTGTGACTCCGGCGTCCCGCGCTGTCGCCTACGAAGACGTGTTCGGCACCCTCGGTGAGTACGTCGAGGTCTACGAAATCACGTCCCGCATGCGCGAACTGGGTGAAGACAACGCAATCCGCGATTCTTCCGACGTGCTTGGCGACCTCGTTGCCAACATCAAGGAAGCGGTGGGCTGGGCTGCCTTCATACAGGGAGCGAACGTCATCTACTCTGGCGGCGTTGCGTCTCGCGCCACGGTGTTGGCGCCTATCTCCCTTGGCGACTTGCAGGAAGCGGTGCGTTCCCTGCTGGCTGCGAAGGCGATGCGTTACACCACGGTGGACCATGGTGGTCTGAACGAGAACACCTACCCCATCGAAGCGGCGTTTTACGCGTTCACCCACACCGACATGCACCCGGACATTCGCATGCTGCCGGGCTTCCGCACCACAGCGGAGTACGGCGCGAAGAAAATCGTGTCCGAGTACGAGTTCGGTGCCATTGAAAACCTGCGTGTCATCACCACGCCCCAGCTGACGCCGCTCATCAATGCGGGCGCGGCGCTGGCCGGCGCGAACGTGAAGTCCACGGGTGGTGCGAACGCGGACGTGTACCTGATGATTGTGTGCGGTCAGCACGCATTGGGTACGGTGGACCTGAAGGGCGCGGGCAAGAAGGGCTATGGCGGCACAAAAATCAATGTGCTGACCGGCGCTTCGAAGTCCGACCCGGCCGACCAGCGGGCGTACGTGTCCTGCCGGTGGTGGGACCTCAAGCTCATCCTGAACGATGAGTGGGTGGTCCGACTGGAAGTGGCCTGCACGGACGACCTGAGCCAGTTGTACGTCTGATTCTGGACGTACTACTCCCCCGGGTGGGGCTTACGCCCCACCCTTTTCACCGGAGAATTTGTTTCCCATGGACTTTAACAAAGCCGCTGAGAACGACTTCCGCGACGCTGAGCTTGAAGAGTTGCGGGCGTACTGCGACCACATCAAGCTGGAATACCACCCCAACATGAACGCTGACACTCTGCGCAAGAAGCTCACTGCAGCGATGGGGGAATACCGTGAGCTTTCCGGGGATGAACCCGGTCAGCCTCTGGTTGTTCCCAGTCAGCAAGCAGAGATTCGTGCCTTGGTTGGCTTGAACCTGAAGCCCACGGGACGTTGGGAGGGCAGGCGTAGACGGATTACCTTGCACCGCTCCTTGAGCCACGACAACACATCACGCCCCCAGTTTTTCGCATGGGGCCGGCTGCATGTGTACGTGCCTTTCGGCGTGGAGTGCTCGGTACCGTATCCCATTTTCAACATCCTCAAGGACACGACCGGTCAGAAGCTGGAGCGCAAGCGCACGGTGGATGACGAAGGCCGCATCTTCTACCGGGATGTTTGGATTCCTTCGCAGCGGTTCATGTACGCTGACCATGGCGACGACCCGGACACGGTTCGTTTGCCCGAGTCAGAGATTGACCGCATTGCACGCCTGCACCGACTCACGGACGGATTCGCCGGATTCTCCGAGCGACAGTACCGGGCCATTTGCACCACGCTACGCTTGTCAGTTCCTGCAGTGAGTGGAATCGTCGGCATGCGCGGGGCCATTGAAGCGCGTTGTGGTATCGCCAATTCACCGGTGGACCTCAGCACGCCCGAGCGTACTGTCGCCGCATGAGGACGCGGCATGACATTTCTGGAGTTGGTGCAGCAACTCGGTAGCGAAACCGGCACCGAGTTGGTATCAAAAATCACGTCGGTGGAGGTACCACCGGCGGCTGCCTATGGCGAGACCACGGAACACCGGTCTCGCCTTGTTCGTTGGGCACAACGGGCATGGCTGGACATTCAGCAAGACCAGACCCAGTGGGACTTCATGGTGAAGCGCACCATGATTCATCTGGCCAAGGGCCAGCTTGTCTACGACCTGAAATTCCTCACTGACAGCTACAACTCCGCTGCTGGGGTGGACTACCCTTACGAGGCGCTGGTACCGTTCGTTGCTTCCAACGATGTTCGCTATGTTTGGGTGGTGGATTCCAAGCAGGGTTTCCCGGTTACCCGGAATCTTTGCTATTACGTTCCGCCCGAGCGTTTCTATGGCTACCTTGACCGGTCCAGCGACCGCAACAAGGGCATCCCCGGTCGCTACTCGCTGACCCGTGACGGCTGCCTTGAGTTTGATTCCGCGCCCCCGCACGACGAGCTGCGACTTGAGTACCAGTACCGAGCCATGCCGCAGAAGCTGCTGGTGGATGCTGATGTGCCGCGTGGCCTACCGGAGAAGTTCCACGACCTGATTATCTACCGGGCCATGGTGCACTATGCCGGCTTCGATGAGAGCGCAGCACAGCTGCAGCGGGCGGCCAAGTTGTACCGTGACCTGATGAACAAGCTACGCCTTGAGCAGTTGCGTGAATACTCCATGGCCGGGACGGGGACCTGATGCCCGAGAACGTCATCCTTGATGGTGGCCTTGACCTGATTCGGGCACGCCCGGCTGTGCTGGCTGGGCGCATCCGCGAGTGCTTGAACTACGAGGTTGGCTACCGCCGTGGGAATACCCGCATCGACGGCTTTGAACGCTTCGATGGCACCACGTCGCCATCCAACACCACCGGATGGGTGTTGGAAGTGCCCAAGGTGGATGTGACCGGGTTGTTTACCACGCCCGAGGATTTGGTGTGGACGTTGGGGGTAGACTCAGGGAACGCTGGCACCTTGGTGCAAAGGGATGATGCTGGCGCCAACTGGCGTTTGTTCATCATTTTTCGCACGGGCTTGCTGCGCCCTACCTACGATGCCGTGGTCACTGGCGAGCAGTCGGGAGCCAGCTTCGTCCTTTCCGCTTCGTTGGCACCGAGCATCAAGAGCCTCCCCAAGTATTACACCACGCACGAGGAGTACATCGAGGCGCTGCATAGTTTCGCCGAAATTCTGCGCACGAAGGTGTTACCCGTTCCGGGTGTGGGCACCATCCTTGGTCTGCATTTCCATGAAGACCAGTTGTACGCCGTGCGTGACATCGCCGAGGTGACCCTGACCCCGGCCACCGCGTCGTCCTTGGAGCATGGGCAGTTCGTGTACAACGATGCTGACCAAGTGGGTGAGGTTGTCACCCTTGATGGAACTACCGGGGTAACGCACATCGCACCGGTGGATACCTATGGGTTTGAGGCGAACAACGGCGCGGCCATCCACAGCGCCCTGACCGTTCGCTTCACCAACGGTACGGGTGCGTTTCCGAGGAACCATAAGGTGAAGGGACTTTCCAGCGGGTGGGAGGGCCTTGTTGGCCACATCCGGGTGGAGTTTGGCAGTTTCGCCGCTGGCGATGCCGAGGGCATTGCTGCGTTCATGGCCTTTGACCCCCTTGACCCTGCCAGTGTGGCCACGTTGGGCGAGACCTTCCAGAATCAGATTGATGGCACCAGTACCATGGTTGTGTCTGCGAACTTGTTCGCATCGGGCATGTCCGTGGCCACGGTTGAAACCTTGTCGCCGTTGTCGGACATCGCCAGCCTGTGGCGCAGCTCTGAGGAAGGTTGGGTAGGCGCCCTGCCCCCCCGGTATTTAAGGTTTCAGCAGGCCGCCCCTTCCGACGTTGAGCCTCCGCTGAATAATTTCGTGCGTGAAGTTCGGGATGGCTTCCTGCCCACCACGGTGGTAAAGGTGGCTAATGGATACGGGCCTACCCCGGCATGGACTGGGGCGCTGACCGGGTTGCTGACTGAGAACGCAGCGGGGCCAAATTACACGGCGGGAGCAACCATCACGCCGTCCCGTTCCGACGTGTTGCGAGTGGCTGGCTTCAATGCCGACTTGGCGGAAGGGGAGGTACTGTACGGGATTCGCTTGTACACGCGCATCGCGGGGTTCAGTGTTTGCCCGGCTACCTCGGGAACCTTGGAAGTGAAGTTGGCTTCTGGCTTTGGCGGCCGACCGACCTATCACTTCGCCACGGGTTGCGGCGGTGCGTGGCCGGTTGCGCCTTACCCCTCTGTGGCCAACACCGCGTTTGCGTGGAATGGTGGCCAAGAGATTACCCGTGAAATGGTGAATGACCCAGCGTTTGGGTTTGACTTGCAAGGGGTCAGGGTAGGTGGCGCAGCCGCCAACTTTTCCATCGACGTGGTGCGGATGAGCCTGACCGTTGATGTGCCCGTGGGCAGCACGCTGTACTTGTGGGACCCCATCAATGCTGTGAGTCTTGGCACCTTGAGCGCCGAGTCGTTGGTGCTGGAGAGCGGGGGCTGGGACACTGATGATGCTGCCGGCCGCATCCGGCTGGATGGTACCGGACTCACCAACATCCCCGAAGGCACCGAGATTCGTACGGCCCCCGGTGGGGCCGGTAACCGTGTTGCCGTGACCAGTGGGTCCACCACGACATTGACCCTGCCCGGCTCGCGCCTGTTACGTGCGCACAACTCCCGGTACCAGTTCATCTCCCACAACTTCTATGCCAGCGAGGACCGCAACGCCATCTACGGTGTGAGCGGGGCTGGCCCGGCGTTCTGGTACGACGGTACCACGCTGGACTTCATCTTCACCGGCGTGGACGAGGCGCTGGAGAAGCCGCGTCACTTGGCAGTGCATCTTACCCGTCTGCATCTGGGCTACCCGTGGGGCGAGGTGTACGCCTCGGCGCCCGGCGACCCGCTGAATTTTGCGGGTGAGGATTTCGCGGCCACCTATGGCTTCGGGGACAAGATAACGGGACTGATGCCGGCCGCTGGCGACGTGTTGGCCGTGTTCACCGAGTCGGCCACGCACGCGCTGGCTGGTGCGAACGGTGATGACGCCAATCCACCAAGGCAGACGGTCATCAATCATCGCGTGGGCGCCATTGAGTACACCGTGCAGAATGTAGGCAACCGGCCCATCTTCACCAGCTTCCGGGGTATTGAAACGCTGGAGACCATGGACCAGTTTGGCGACCTGTTCACCGCCCCGCTGACCCACGACATTGCGCCGTTTCTGCTCCGTCGCTTGCAGACGGCAGCGGGCGTGGAAGCTGCCAACGAGTCAGTAGTGAACTCCGTGGTGGTGCGGAATAAAAACCAGTATCGGTTGTTCTTCGCTGATGGTTACGTGGTCACGCTGACGCAGGTGGGTCCAGAGCGTGAGCCACAGAACACCATTCAGCGGTACTACTTCAACGACGACCAGCGCCAGTTTGCGCGTGTGTTTGCCACCGCGTCGGGGGTAACTTCTGATGGTCGGGACCGGGCGTTCTTCTCCGTGGAAGAGCGGCCCAATGTACCCGACCCGGATGCTTTCCTCGTGACGTTGCCGGAAACTGATTTCGTCTATGAGCTGGACCGGGGGCGTAGTTTCGACGGTGGTGAGATTGCGTCGTACTTCACCATGACCCACTATTTCAGCCAGCAACAGCAGGCCAGTATGGTGGAGAAACGTTACAACGTGGTCCAGCTGCACGGGGAGTGCCCCGGCTATGCGGGTATTCGCCTGTCCCGGGCGATGAACTATGAAGACATGGACTTGCCCGAGCTTCCTCATGAGGACATTGCCATGGGTGCGCTGTCGCATCCGCCAGAGGACCAAGCCAAACCGAAGTACACCCAAGGCCGATTGTCGGGCCGTGGGTTCGCTGTTTCCTTGCGCGTCTCACACGAGAGCAGGAAGGAATTCCCGCACGCCATCCAGATGATTACGTTCTTGGATGACGCGCCCTTGCGCCCCAACAGGTAACCATCATGGCCAGCACAACAAAGACTCCCGAGACTGTCATCACGCCCCCGGCCTATGACCCGAAGGCTGGTCTCATGCAGAACCAAGTACAGACGGGTGTGGGTGGGAAGGCCAACCAAGACATCAACCTTGGCCTTAATCCGGGGCTGATGGATTACGCCACGGACGTGTACAACACGACCCCCTTCGGCAACCAGAACTACGATGTGGCGGCGGGCAGTTCCCGTGCAGCTCAAGCCCAAGCGTTCACGCGTAAGGCGCAGCAGGATGAGATGTCCGCGCAGCAGCTCAACCAGATGTTGGGCAGCAACTCGCCGTTGATGCGGCGTGCGGCACAACATGCCATGGCGGGCGCCGCTGGGCGTGGGTTGATGAATAGCAGCATCGCGGTCGGCAACGCGCAGGGTGAGATGATTGACCGTGCCCAGCCGTTCGCGCTGCAGGATGCGCAGGCCCACGGGAAGGCAGCGAGCGAGTCCCTTGCCAACCAGCAGGCAGCGGCCAACCTCAATGCCCAGCTGCAGACGGAATCCAGCATCTCCAACGCGGGCCTGATGACGCAGGCGGGCATGGCTTCCATGAACGCCCGCGCAACCCGTGACCGTGATTTCATACAGGGCGCACTGGGCGGCCGACAGGATGTGGCCCGTCACGCGTTGGGTATGGAGAACCGCGAGGACCAGCAGGAATGGCAGAAGATTGAGAACGACACCAACCGGGACTGGGGTACCAAGGAACGTGAGGGCGGGCAGGAATTCCAAGACCGACAGGCGCGTTTGACTGAGGCTTTCCAGTGGGGTTTGGGTCGGCAGGAAGCGGCCGAGCGTTGGGCCGAAGGCGAGTTGACCATCTTGGCCAACCAAGGGCTGGCCAAGTACAGCGCCATGGGCCAGATTGCCAGCAGTATCTTCGGCAACCCGGACCTGACCTCTGCGGAGCAAAACGCGGCATGGGAGAGTGCGAAGGTCATCATGGATGACACATGGGACCGGGCAACTGGACAACCCATTCCTCGGGGGCCAGCGGCTGACCAAGGCAACCCGAACGCCCCGGCTACGCCAGCTACGCCTACGACTCCCGAGGGTCCAACTGTGCCGCATGGTGTGAACGTGACGACCACGGCGCAACCAGCCTCGCGTGGTTCCACCACGCCTTCTGCCAGCCCCGCCACGGTGGCGCAGAACGAAGCTCTGGGGCAGACCTATGCTTCGGCCACCAACCCCAAGGCTGAGGCGACGACTGCCGCCCTGCCGGCGCTGACTTGATGCGTACCCGAATCGCCAAGTACAAGGACTTGTCGGCGGTGTGCCGGTATCTGACCGCCATGCACGAGCGCACGGGGTGGGATTTTGTGCCCATCAATCCGAAGGTGTTGCGCGAGTCGGTGGTCAACATGATTCGCACCCAGCACCTTGTAGACGTGTTGGTAGCGGAAGATGATGATGGGAATGTCCGTGGGGTCCTGTTGGCCAGTGTGGACCGGTTCTTCTGGTCCAAGGCCCACTATGCCAGCGACGTGCATTTCATCGCCGATGGTGGTGGGGCTTCTTTGCTGACGGCGTTCAAGGACTGGGCGCACCGCCGGCAGTGTACGTGCATTGTGATGGCGGTGGCCACTGATGACCCCCGCGCTGAGATGTTTCTGGAAGCGGGTGGATTTGAGCGCCGGGGTGGCGCGATGGTGTGCTTCCTGACTGACCGCCCCGAGGAGAAAGCAGCATGAGCTTCGTGAAAAAGGCCGTCAAGAAAGTGGTCGGCTTCGTCAAGAAATACTGGAAAGAGATTCTCATCGTTGCGGCGATTGTCTTCACCGCCGGCGTGGCGACTGTTGGTTTCTCCTACTTCGGTGCGGCTGCCGGCCAAGCTGGTTTCGGTGGCTTCATGTCGGCAGTGGGTAGCACCATGGTGCAGGGTGTGGCGGCCATCGGTAGCGCGGTGGGGATTGGTAGCGGGGCGGTTGTCGGCGGCGCGGGTCTTGGTGGTTCCACCGCGTTGGCTGGTACCAGCGTGGGCTTCGGCGCCGCTGCCGGTCTTGGGGGTGGCGCTGGTATTGGCGCGGGGTCGGCGGTAGCGGAAGCGAACTTGGCGGCTTTGGCGACTCCGACGGCCCCGGTTGCTGCGGGGTCAGGTCAGGCAGCGTTCAACTACGCAGCAGGTACCAAGATAGGCGCCACGGCGCAGGCAGTTCAGGCGGCTACACCCACGGTGTTGGCCAGCGGTGCGCTTCCGACAACCATTGCGACCACTGCTCCAGCTGCGACCAAGGGTTTGTCACTGGCTGGCGTGGGCAAGTTGTTGTCAGGCGTCGGCGCCGTAGCGGGTCCCGCCATGAAATACTATGGCGACAAGAAGGCAGCGGAGGCGGACTACCCACTGGCTTCGTGGGGCGTACCGGTGGGCCGGGGCGACGCGTTTTATGAGGACCCCGCCAACTACATGCCCGGAGCTGGTGCGGCTCCCCCCGTTATGCCGCCGCCGACCCAGCCCCCACTGGCTCCTGTTGGTACTGGGGCGTTGGCCCAACAGGCGGGTGGGGGTGTTGGTGTCCCGTCGGGGCAGCAACCTTTGATGTCGTTGATGCCATTCGGTCAGCCCATGGAGCCTGACCCCTTACTTGGAGGGCCTTCCTATGGCTGACGAAAAGCCACAAGCGAACCGGAATACCGGTGGTAATACCGGGCCGTTCTTTCCGGGTGAGGATGTCGATTCGATGTTCCTTAATCAACTCACTGCAGAAGCAGCGGAGTACATCCACGACACCGCGAAGGACGAAGTGCTGGAGGTGTTGAGCAACACCGACGACACGGCCGCGACCATCGCTGCGACCACGTACAAGATTACCCGTGGCTTGCTTGAACGGCACAAGGATGTGGGCTTGTCACTGGAGGCGGACCTTTCCCACGCGTTGGCACTGGGGTCGGAAGTGACCGACATGTTGGTAGAGATTGTCGAGGTCACCCAACCCAACGCGGCGTTCGACCCGCAGCGGTTGCGCGAGGAATCCCTGTTGCGTGCGACCGTCATGCACGGTGAAGAAGTGGAAAAGCGCGACGACCCTGACGAGAAGGATGCGGCCCGCGTCATGTACACGATGATGATGCAGGACGGTACCGTTGAGCAGGGCATGAACTATGTCAACAAGCGGTCCAGCGAGATGGGCCTGAACACCAACGACATGCTGCGTCGTGGTGTGGAAGGGCACCGCAAGCAGCAAAACCCCAAGAAAGACCCGCTGTCTGCTGCCGTTTCCAACGGCGTGCAAGGCATGGCTGAGCCGCCCCCGGCTGCGCCGCCGGCGGAAGAGCTGCCCTTGATGGGAGGCATGTGACATGAGTGACGACCGTTCTCGTAGGGAGAATAAGGGCGGTAATGCCGCCCTGATGGGTGCCGTTGGCGCCGGGTTGGAAGGGTTCTCCCAGTGGTATGACCGCGAGCGCCAGTTCCAAGCTCTGGAGTTGCGCCAGCGACGGCTGGAAGAATTGCAGAGGCAGGAACTTGCCCAAGGCGACCGGCGCTTGGACATCACCGAGGGGTTGGCCAACAAGGCTGCAGCCCGGGCTGATGCCATGAGCCTGACTGAGAAGAAAAACGCCTTCATTCAGGACGTGGACAGCTGGAAGTCGCAGTACATTGGCAAGGATGAGAAGTCCAAGCTACGAGCGGAAGCGTGGAAGCAAGCGTTCGATGAGGGCTTCCTGTTGCTGGATGACAAGGATGCCAAGGTCATGGCTGACCGCATCGCAGGGTCCTTTGGTGGGGCTGGTACAGCGGGCGGGGCGCCGGTGATTTCCGCTGATGAGATGTTGGCAGGGTTGGACCAGCTACGAGCGCGGCGTTCGGCGCGTGGACTGAGCGTGGAAGACATGCCCGACGATGTAATCTCCGGCATGATTGGCGGGTACAGCCTGATGGGTGGCGCTGGCGGCGGGGCCGGCGGGCCGGGTATGCCCGACCCTGTAGTGGAAGACCCCGAGGTTGCTGCAGCAGCTGCAGCGGAAGAGGTTGCTGCAGGGGGGCCTATGTACCCTCGTATCAGTCGTGCCCTGTATGGGGTTGGAAACGAGGGGGAGCTACACAAGGATTTGTCCGCGCTGATGGGGCCTGTTGTGGACCCGGTTTTGAGTGGGGTGGATGCGGTGAAAAAGAAGTACAAGGAGGAAGGGTTGTTCGGTGTTTTTTCGCCTTCTTACCACGAGATACCGACCGACCCTCGTGACAACGACCGCCTGAAGCTGCAGCCGTTCGATGCACCGTTCTCACTGTTCAAGACTCCGTGAGGTAGTGTAAGTGGCCGACCCACTTTCCAACTATGGCTCGTATGCACTGCCCGATTTTTCGGACCTGTTGTTCAGTGCGGCCGAGGACACGGGCTTGGATACGGACCTGCTGGCCTCGGTCATGGAAGCCGAAAGCTCGTTCAATCCCCGAGCTGTTTCCAGTGCGGGTGCCCGTGGCCTCATGCAACTCATGCCGGATACGGCTGGCCAGCCGGGTTTCGGTGTGGAAAAGTTCGACCCCGACTTGCCGCTGGATGACCCAACGGAAAATGTTCGCGTTGGTTCTCAGTACCTGAAGGGTCTGCTCAATGCGTTCAACGGTGACCTTGACGCCGCGTTGGTAGCCTACAACTGGGGTCCGGGTAAAGCCCAGAAGTGGGTGGCCAACGGCTCTGATTTTTCCAAGCTCCCCGCTGCAACGCGCAAGTACGTGAACGACATCAAGGGCAAGGTCGCGGCGCGGAAGCAGGCGGCCGGTACCACCCCCGCCGGTGCTTCCACCTACCAGCCCTTGGACCCGTGGGCGGATGTTTCTGCAACGGGTGCCGTGGATACGGCGCCCGTGTCAGGGTCAGTCGCCGTGGACCAGCGTAGGGCTGACATTGCTGAGCGGCGTGCGGCCTTCAACGAGCGTTTGCAGCGGGACCCGGAAGCGGCCCGGCTGAATCTGCCCACGGAAGAAGGCGACGAAGAGGAACCCATTGGCGCCGGCCAGTGGCTCAAGGACCAAGGCGAGTGGGCGGCCAAGGCGTTGTACTCCAGCGTGGTGGACCTCGGGTCTTTGCTGGCTGACCTCGCTGACTTCGGGATGGGACCCGACAGCGGCCTTACCGACCGGGTGTCAGCGAAGCTGGAGAACCACGCCAACCGGGTTCGCCAGTCCCTGCCCGATTACATCCGCAAGGACTTGGCCAACGAACTCATCACCACGGATGCAAACGGCGAGCTGGACTTCCACATGCCGAATTTGCGGCAGGTGGCCAACCTCGTGTTTGAGTCCGCCGCTCCGTCCGGGGCAATTGTTGGTGGTGGCAAGGCGCTGCTCAAGGGCGCGATGACCATCAACAAGCTGAAGAAGGTCATCAAGGCGTCACCCGGCGTGTCCAACGCCCTTGCCTTGGGCACCGCCAACAGCGCCTATGTCACGGCCGACACCTACACCACGGTGTACGACGACGTGAAGGAACAGGCCCAGCGCGAGGGCAAGTCGCTCAAGCAAGCCAGCGACGAAGCGGCGCGTGCGGCGTCATTGGCGGCCGGAATTATTGCCCCCTTGTCGTTCGCCACCGGCGCGGCTGGCGAGGGGTTGGCAGCGACCGGGGCCACCGTCTACCGTAGGCTGGCCAAGGGCTTGGCCTATGGCTCCATCACTGAAGCGCCCGAGGAATCCGGCCAGTACGTGGCCGAGGAACTGGGACGCGGCAAGTCGCTGGCGGAAATCGACAAGGGCAAAGCCTTGGAAGCGGGTCTGCTTGGTGCCCTTGGCGCCGGCCCGACTGAAGGCGTGCTGGCTGCGCTGTCTGGCGACACGGGTGCGCCGGCTCCGGTGGATGATGTTCCACGTGAAACACCATCCGGCCGCATGGAACAGTTGGAACTGTTCCCGAATCTCCCTATCGACCAGTTGCCAACGCTGCCCGGTGAGCCGCCCGCTGGCCCGCCCCCCGGCGCACCGCCCTTCAATCTGGAAGGTCCCAGCACCATGGAGCAGCTGGAGCTGCCCCTGATGCCGCTGGACCTGCAGGGTCCGCAGGGTCCGCAGGGTCCGCAAGGTCCGCCGGAACAACTGGAGCTGCCCTTCCCGACCCCGCCGAATCCAGCCATCGCCGCCGGCGTTGCCGACATGGAACAGGCGTTGGATGCGGACCCCAACTTGCCCAACGCAGCGGACGCGCTGAACGCGCCGTCCCCGGAACAGTTGGGTATGTTCGCTCGTGCCCGGGCGAAGTTGGATATAGAGCGGCGGGACGATGAGGATGAAGTAGGCGCCACGCCAGAATTTCTGGAGTTGGGTGAGCAGGACGAGGACCAGTTGTGGGAAGACCAGCAGGCGCTGATGAAGAACAGCGCCTTTGAGGCGGGCCTGTCCATCGTGCCCAAGGAAACGCTGGCTTCGCTTCCCAACGTGTCGGTACGGGACGCGGAGGAAATCGACCGTAGGTTGCGGCCGACCATGCCCGACCCCGAGTTGCGCTCGTTGGTGGTTGAGCAGCAGCTGGAGGTGCTCTCGGAATATCGCGGCGAGTTCCCCAACGCGACCCTTGACGAAGCGTTGGGAGCGCCCCGCGCCACTGGCTCCTTGTCGGAAACGGAGGTTGAGCCTGAGTTTGAAATTCTGACCGACCAGTTCGGTGAGCAGGAAGAACCCCCGCAGCCCCTTGAAGTGGGGGAACTGGCCCCAGTTGTTGACCTTGTGCAAGCTCGGGCACGGGCGCAGGCGGGGGAATCGCGTAGTGAGGAAGTTGGCTCTACACCCAGCCCGGATACGGGCACGCCTACTGAAAAAGTCCATGACGAGCAGCAGGCAAGAGAAGACTACATGCGGGTTCGGGCGCGTTTGAATCCTGATTCCCTGCATGTCCTTGATAACCTGACTGCGAACGAAGTTCTGGCTATGGTGCAGAGGGAATGGGCTACGCAGGGTCAGTCTGGTAATCCGCGTAATCCCGCTGCTGTCTATCGGGCTGTCGCCGCACGGTTAAACGCTGCCGCTGCACGGGTAAACAAGGCCGCCACGGCGAAGCCGGCCGAGAAGCCGGCGAAATGGGACCCGCTCACGGATGACGGGTTCGCGCAGGAGATTATCGACGACGAGGGCGGGGCGGGGATGCGCCTGCTCAACGCTGGTTACACGGAAGAGCAAGCCGACGAGGTAATCACCAAGGTGATGTCGCGCTTTGTCGGTCGTAGGCTGCAGGAAGCCCGTGAGGATGGTACCCGGTCACGGATGCGCAACCTGCGCCAGCCGGATGAAGGCCAGCAACGGCTGCAAGTGACCCGCGAGCAGCCGGCCCGCAACGACTTCGAAGCGCGGTTGGAACAGTTCGCGGATGAGACAGGTACGCCGGCTGACCCAGCGGCAGTTGCCGAGGCGGTGCAGGAACCCGACGGCCCCAAGGTGCAAAGGGGCGACGTGCTGGACTTGGTGCACGGCACCGCCGAGGACTTCAACCTGCACCAGTTCCCCGCTGGCAACCGGGGGTCAGGGTTGTGGTTCACTGCCAACGAGACTTCAGGGACCCGCTATGCTCAGCAGGGCGCCGGCCCCCGCCCGCGTCGCATCGTCGCCCGGGTCGTGCCCAAAAACCCGCTGACCCTTGCGTGGCAGGACGAGTGGTTTGGCAATATGGCCGAGTACGAGCGGGTGGTGTGGGAGGCTCGTGAGGCGGGGTATGACCTGATTGCCTTTGTCGGCGTGCAGGAAAGTTTCGGCCCCGATGAGGGTGGTGCTCCCGGCCGTAGGTCCACTGAATCCCCGAGGCAGGGCATCCCGGGGGTGAACAACTATTACGTAGTGCTGGACCGTACCATCCTCTCGCACCGCCCCGGTGCCAACACGTTGGCATTGGCGCCAGAGCCAGAAACTGCCCCGGATGCGGGACCCGCGCCGGCACAGGCTGAGCTGGATTTGCAGGGTGGTGCGGGTGCTGCGCCTACCGCACGTACGGCACCGCCCATGCGCACACGCGGGCAGGCCGCCGCCGAAGCTGCCGCCCCACCTGCCCCGGCTCCCGCTCCGGCGCCAGAGCCTGCTCCCACAGCCCCCGTCACGCCCCCGGAGGACCTCAAGGGGCAGCTGCAGGCGGCCCGGGATAGGTACGCCGCTCGTCGGGCGCAGGTTGCCGCTGCAGCCGCTGCCAATGCGCCCGCCCCTGTCCCCGTTGGCACCAGTACGCCAGCCAGACCCGCCCGTGCGCACGTCTACTACCCGCGTAGGCGCCTGCAGCGGGCGATGAACGCGAGGTTCTCGGATAATAGGCAGGACCGGGCGTTCCGCGCCGGTATCACGCCGGAAGAGTTGGAGCGTAGGTATCGTGCGGTGGCTCGCGACGTGATGGCAGCGCCGCGTTTCAACACGCTCACCGAGACGCAGCAGATTCGCGAAATCATCGACCAGACGGTGCGTACCTTTGACAGTGGCGCCACGACCCGAGCGGCTCCCGCGCCGGCGCCTACACCGGCACCCACTTCCGTGCCCGCCACGCCCGCGTCTACCGGCTCCGCGCCGGAACAGCAGTTCACGCAAACTGTGCACAGCACGATTCGCGATTTTACGTTGGGGCCGTCTTATGCGTCGGACTTTGTTTCCGGCTTGGTGGCAGCGGGGCGTACGCTGGAGGAAGCTGCAGCGGAACTGGGTTTGCCACCCCCCACAGGTACTGACCCTAATGATTTTTGGGGCGGTACGCTAGGCCCAGTAAACGTCACCCGTGTGGCTGCTGACCAGACAACCACGGCACCGGGCGTTGCGGGGCGGGTGAACCAGACTTCCTACTACATCATCACGTTCTCCAACGGGGCCAAGGTAGCCCGCATCGGTGGTACCGGTAGCATGAATCAGGCGCTGCCGCGTAACCAAGGACTGGGTAAGCAGCAATACGCAAACTTGCTCACGCACCTATTTGAAAATGAAGGCGTGAGCATCCTGCTGTCGGATTCCACCAACCTTCCGGGGTCGGCACAGTTGTACGCGGCTTTGAAAGTGGCCGGGTGGGATGTGGTCGCCAACCCATCCAGCTATGAAGTTCAGCCCGGCCACCCTACCACCACGGTTTACCCGCGCTTGGGTAACTGGAACTTCGCCGTGGTCAGCGGGCCACCCGTGCAGCCCCAGCTGCTCACCTCGCGAGCCTATGGGGCTACCCGTGGCTCGCCGCTGGCTGTGGTGCGCGGGACGGCCGCTGTACCCACGTGGCCGGGCAAGACTCCTGAAGCGGCAGAAACCGCTGACACCGGGCCGCCCACGGACCCGACGCAGCTGGAGCTGTTTCCCGGTAGCACGCCACCGCCGGCGCATGCAGTGGCGGCGCCCGAGGCTACAGGTGCCCAGAGGACTGACCCGACGCAACGGTCATTGTTTCCCCTAGATACCCCGCAGCCGGTGACGACCGAGGAGATGGATGAGGCGCAGAAGTCTGACGCCACCGCTGCCGACGCGACGTTAAGGGGCGCCCCCGCTCCCGCCCAGACGGTAACGAATACTTCACCCGATGCGGTGGACCCTGACTCGCAGGAGAAACTGGCCGAGGCGGAAGATAATCTCACCGGTGCCAACGATGGCGGTGAGGGTGGTGATGGCGGGGATGGTGGTGGCCGTGGCCCGGATGACGCCAGCGAGTCCAGCGACATGCCCGGTGACCGCGAGGTCTCTGAGTACCAGACCAATCAGGCCCTCAATGATGTCATCGACGCCCACTCAGGTCGGTGGTCAGATGTCTGGCACTACTGGTTTGCCGGCTCCACCAAGGCGCGTGGCTACCATCGCGGCCAGCGGGCTACCCCCGAACAATCCACGGCGCGTGGCGACGTGCTTGCACGTAGAGCCTTCCGTGAAGAACTGACGGCGTGGAAGAATCGCCGGCGCCTTGCGGAGAAGAACGCCCGGGCGCAGGGGCAGCAAGACTTCCAGTTCACTGAACCCCGGCCCTTACTGCCCAGCCAGCGCCGCGAAGCCAACGACGCCGGTGAGTTCAACTGGGATGAGTTCCGCACCTTGGTCAAGCGTGCACTGGGGCGCACCAAGGTCCGGTGGATGGAGCGTTTGGTGGACCAGCACTACTCCATCAAGCTGATTCAGGAAGTGCTGGCCGACGAGAACGGCTTCGTGAATTCACCGGTGGACCTGTACGAGTCACTCACTCGCATCGGTTCCAAGATTGACGTGCGGGTGAAGAAGTTCCAAGGCAAACAACAACGTGCCATTCAGGACGTTGCCAACACGATGGGAGCGACCTTTCAGGAAGTAAACGACTTCGCCGCCGCCCTGCACTCACTGCAGCGCAACGGCTACATGTTCCGCCGCAACTTGGAACAGGGGCTGGTGCCGCACGCCTATGACCCGGACCCGGACAACGACGTGGTGGGATATTCCGGCATGTCCAACAAGCAGGCCCACGACCTGCTGACCAAGATGGAAGAGCAGTACGGCCGGGAGAATCTGGCCGCTCTTGAAGATGCCATCTTCGACGCTGCCCAGTTCGTTCGCGCCGAGTTGGTAGCCGGCGGCCTCATTGGCGAGACGCAGCAAGGCAACTGGCACCCGCACCCCAACGGCGACACGTACATCCACGACCGCTACAAGGAGTTGCGGGATTCGCAGGGCTACAAGGCGGCGATGGACCCAACCAACTATGACATGGCGCGGATTCCGGCCAAGGATGTACCGGGCGTTGACTACACCGAGGACGAGGCCAAGAACGCCACGTTGATGGACACGCTGCACAACATCACCTATGTGCCGTTGTCCGACATTCGCACCCCCGGCGTGGTTGAGACCATCCGCCAGCAGCTGATGGCCAAGGCTGGCGCCAGCTTCTACTCCGAGTACGACGTGTGGGGCGACGACATTGGCAAGGCGTATGGCCGGCAGACCTCTGGTCCCGCCTTGTCGGCAGTGACGCACCTGCTGCAGCACGGCCAGCAGGCCATCATCCGTGGCGTGCACAACACCGAGCAGGGCGCTCGCATCCGTGCCTTGGTCGCTGAGCTGGACGACCCGTACTTCGCTGTCACCTTGCCGACAATGAAGGAGGGCTACTACAACATCCCGGGGAACATCAAACGGCAGCTGAACTTGCACTTCACCAACCGTGGCCTGCCACCGCCGGCGCTGCCCACCATGGACATCGACCTGCTGACCTTCCGTCACAAGCAGGGCGACAACTCGACACCCACCGTCATTCTCGACTTGGGCATGGCCAACGCGCTGACCAACAGCTTCTCCGGTGCCAACGTGAAGCGAGTGTTCAACGCCTTTGGCAACTCGTCGTCATGGGTGCGCAAGTCCATGACTGCGTGGTCGCCGCCGTTCTGGGCGACCAACTATGTCCGCGAGGTGTGGAACGCAAAGATTCAGGCGCGGGGCATCAAAGGGCTGACCGATGAACAGCGTGCGGCGGTTGCTGCCAAGGCGGGTTTCGGCGAATCCTTCAAGTGGGTGAAGACCATCTTCCAGCAGATGAAGGACCCGAACTTCGACCCCAGTACATTAACGGACCCCGAGGAACGCACTCGTGCCGAGGTGTTCAAGAAGATGCACGAGGCCGGCATGACTTCGGAGTTCTTTCACATCAAGGACATCACCGAGCTGGAGCGTGACCTGACCCGCATTGAGCGGGAGCTGAACCGGCCGGGCAAGAACACCATGGCCAAGACCCGCGAGCTGTTCCGCTCGCTGGCGCAGAACCTTGAGTTGATTGCCAACGTGTCGGAAAACGCGGTGCGCATGTCGGTGGCTGCCGAGGTGTTGGCCCAGACCGGCAACGTGGAGTTCGCTGCCAGTGTGGGCAAGGACTTGTCCGTCAACTTCCAGCGGTACGGTACGTGGGGGTCGGCCATCAACAGCCTGTTCTTCTTCTACAACCCCACCATTCAGGGGCTGTACCGTGCCAAGCGTGCACTGCATCACAAGGATGTAAGACGCATCGTGGTTGGCGCCACGGTGTTTGGCGCCATGATGCCCATCATCAACCGGATGATTGCCGGCGAGGACGATGACGGCCGGAACTACTACGAGGCGGTGCCGCACTGGAAGCGCAACACCAACTTCATCCTGATGATTCCCGGCGGCGAGGGGCGGCACATCTCCATCCCCCTGCCGTACGTGTGGAACCTGCCGTACGCCCTGTCCGAGAAGCTGGTGGATTCGCTCACTGCTTCTGACCAGCTCAGTGGCGCCGAGAAGGCAAGGAGTATTGCCGGCCAGATGGTTGGGCTGACCATAGAGAACATCTCGCCGTTGTCGTTCTCTTCCAAGCACCCGGTGCGGTCGGTCGTTCCCACCATGTTGCAACCGGGGTACGACGTGCTGACCAACCAGACGTGGTTTGGTGGCTACATCAACCCGGCCAAGAATCAGTTCGCCGCAGCGCCAGTGACCGATGCCTTCAACGTCAAGGACCCGGACACCAAGCAGAACTGGCAGGCGCTGTCGCAAGCCATGGCCATTGGCGGCAGCAAGTACGAGGAAGGGCTGATTGACGTGTCACCGGGCACACTGGAATACCTGTTCGGGTATTACACCGGTGGCGTCGGTACCTTCATGACGCGAACCTTCGACACCGTTGCCGCCGTGGCGACACCGGGCGACGGGAAAACTTTCGAGGATGTGGTGGCCAACGCGCCCATCCTGCAGCGGGTCTATGGGCTGGGCAAGTTTGAAGAGGCTGACCGCGACCGCTACTACCAGCTGCGCACCGACATGGAGTCCGTGCTGAACGTGGAGAAGGATTTACGAGCAGCCCGTGACATCGCTGGCATGAAGATTTTCAGGGCCAACGAAGGGGACCTGTATTCAACCGGCGTCATCAGCCGGTACAAGAACACGGAGCGCATGGTGGACAACCTGCGCCGTGCCCGCAACAAGTTGGTGAAGCAGGCCAACAAGTCGGAAGCGACCAAGCGCCGCATTGAGCAGCTTGATGACCGGATGACCAAGTTGATGACGCGGTTCAACCGGTACTACTATGAACGCATCACCAAGGAGAGTTTCTAATGGCCACTCCCTACCAAATGAACTTCGCGAGTGCACGTAGGCAGGGGCAGGCGCGGGCAGCTGCGCCGGCACCAGCCCCGGCTTCCAACACCCCGTCTTTTGCGCTTCCACCCATGGGTACGTCCACCCCTTTGCCGCCACCCAGCCGGCCGACGCCGGTGCAGCAGGGGGTTGACCCTCTGTCGGTGCTGGCGGCCCAGCAGCAGAAGTTCAACCAGCGGGGTATGCCCGCCCCCTCCCGTGCCAACCTGTTGCCAGCGCAGCAGCCGGGCTTCATGCAGCGCATGTACGGCGGGATGCGGGGTAACCCGGGGTCGGTGCCTTTGCCGCCCATGTACGCAGGCCCCAAGCCCCCCGGGGCGCCAGTGCAGCGTATGCCCGTCTACGGCGGCAGCCAGCCGCCGAGGGGTCCCGGGATGCCCCCGCCCCAGATGGCCCCCTTGCCGGGCTACGGAGGCGGTTACCGGGCAGCCCCGGGCATGGGCGGGGGCTACCCGAACGTGGCAGCCAGCGTCATGGGTAACCCTAACCTGACGGCGTGGCAGCAGCAGGCGGCAGCGCAGGACGCATGGCGTAGGCGCATGATGGGGGGCATGGTGGGACGGGAGAACCGAGAGGACTTTGCTACCCCGGCGGTCATGCCGCAGCGTCCCGGTAACCCGGGAATCGCCGGCGTGGTGTCACGGCTGGGTGGGCAAGGTGGTTACCCGGTGGCCGCGCCCCCGCGTAGCAGCATCGGCGGCCAGCCGGATACCCGGGCACTGGCGCCGGCGCGGTACTTCTGACATCAGGGAAGGATTGGTGGGAAAAGGATTTCCACCGCCCTGACTGCGTTCCCTGCCTTCAAGCGGGTAGTGGTGATTCGGTAGCGGGACCCATCTTCCATGCGGCTGGGCCGGGCGGGGTCGATGCCAATGACTTTGGCCCCGCTGTGCACCAGTGACCCGTACAGCTCTTCCCACACCGTGGCTGACAACTTGTCGCTACCCTGTATCAACTCTCGTAGCCGGCTCAGTGGTATCTGCACCGCCCGTTCTACCCTCAACAGGACGTTGTTCTCGTCGTAGACTTCCGTGGCCACGATGCGCCACTGGGCGGTGTTGACCATGCGGTTGGTTATTTGGTTGAACAGGTTGGTGCTGCCACCTTTCTCCAGCCACTGGCGATGTTGCCCTCGCACCCCGTCTGCATGAACATGGTTCCAATCAGGCCATGCGAACTTAGGTCCCAGCGTGACTGAGAACTCGGACAGGTTGATGTTGATGCGCCCGTTGTCGTCGTTGGTCAGCAGGTCCCACAAGCTGTCCATGTCGTCGGCTTGCACCGTGTCGGTAAGGCTCTGCTGCTCACACGCCAGCTTCAACCCGGCGCGGATGATTTCCTTCAGGTTCCAATCGACCAGCTTCAAGTCGTTACAGATGGCGGCCGTTACCGCCACGGCGGCAAGGTAGCGGCACCAGAACCGATACGGCCCCACGATTTCCCCCTGCAGGCGCCGCTTCAGGGCGGTCTCAAACTGCCCTTCGCGAGCGGCCAGCATCTCGGTGACCAAATCGCGGTTGGCTACCACGTACTTGGAGAACATGTGCAGCGCGTGTCCGTTGTTCCCGCGCACCAAGGTGGCTGCGTTGCGCCAGCGTTGGGTGTCCACCCCTTCAATCATGGCGTACTGGGCGGGTATCTCCAGCTGCCGGGTCTGTGCCGCTTCCAGTTGTAACCGGTTGCCCCCTTTCCTTCCCGCCATGAAGGCAGCGGAGGTGGAGAAGTTGGAGGTCAGCATCAGGCTGGCGTTGATGTTGGCCGAGTCAGACGGTGACCACGACCCCGTGGAGTCCTGCTCCAATCGTAGCCGTGGCTTGCCCGAGGTGACGGTGCTGAGGATGGCGGATAAATTCTCCGCGCTCAGCGACGTGACATCATCCACCGGCAGCATGAACACGCCGGCCTGCTTGAGCATGTCCAGCATCACCTTGTCGGTACTTGACCCTTGCACAATCCCTTCCTGCGGGTCGCCAATGAAGCTGTTCATGAACTCCATCAACGAAGTCTTGCCACGTCCAATGGGGCCGGTCAGTGCCAGCAAAATTCCGCCGCGCATACCCGGCATCAGGGGCAGCAGCATGTTGGACATGCCTGACAGCAGAACCATTTGCGCATAGGGGTGGTCGCCGTCGAACACGGAGATGGCGTGCTTCCACTTGGCCAGTGTTCCAACCGGTCGCCCGGAACAGAATTTCTCAATGGTCTTGGGGCTGCCGCCGGAGTGCTCAGCGTACGTGTTGCCGTTCACTATCGACCCGTTGTTATTGAAGCGGGTTGCTCCCACCGTGAGGCCAGTGGGTGTCCAACCCTTGGTTGCATAGTGCGGCGTGGGCCGGTGGCTGGCGACATTCACGATGTCGGCCAGAAACTTTCTCACCGCCGTCATTTCCTTCGGCGTTGAGATGTCGAACAGCATGCCGATTTGGCGCAAGGGTTCAGTCGCCCGGTCCAATGTTGTGGCTGTCAACCGGTTGGCAGCGATGGCCACGTCAGTGCTGGACTGCCACACCCGTACGTTCAGGTGAATCATCAGGTCTACACGCTTGTCCTCACCTTCCGCGTCGGTCTCCAGAGCGACGCTGGCGCCGATGACGTTGATGTGCCCCCGTATCAGCGGCCGCATCACCTCGCCTTCTTCCTCACCCACCCACACTGGTATCAAGGTGAACGGCTGGTGGGTGTCGGCGTTGCGCGTCTGGCGGTAGAACACTGGCAGTGGCAGGTAGCCTTGCGGCGTGGTCTGCCCCTGCTGCAGCTTCTCCACCGCCTCAACCTTCTGCAGCTCCCGGGTTTCCTGTTGCTGAACCTTCTCGGCAATCTGGCTGGGCGTCCACACCTTGTCCCTGAATCTGCATCCCTCGCAGTTCTTCGGGTTGATGGCGCGGAACTCGTCGCACCCGGCGCTTGGCGAGTTGAAGGTACTGCGCAGGTGCCTTACCTTGTTGATGGTAGCGACGCGTGAGTAGCTGGGGTGGCCGTTGCTGAAGGCGTGCACCAGCTCGTCGTTCTTGTCGCAGGTGTCCAGCACCCGCAACATCAGTACCCACTCCGGTTCCGACACGTTGCCGTGCAGCGTCATCATGCGGTGCATCTGCTTGCACCCCTTCACGATGGGCACCGGGTTCAGGCCGGCGAAGCGAGCTGTCGTTTCATGGAACCCAACGCTCAGTGACGACGCGGTGCCGATGGCGTGCGCGGGCGGCGGGCTGTTGATTAACGGCGTGGAGTCAGGGACCACGCTGGATACCCACACGTTGCGAGCGGCGGCGGCTTGAGCCAGCCCGGTCTTGAGGGTGTCGAAGTCTACGTCGGTACCATGCCCCATTATCTTCACGTACTCACGGGTCGCCGTCTTGGCGTTCCACGTGCAGGGCACACGCATCACCCGTGCTGCATCCTTGGTTGGCACCGGGTCGGCCAGCAAGCGTGGGTCCACGTGCTCAACCACCTTGGCAAACGTGTTGGCAACTACGAACCAGTCATCAATGGAGACGGGTTGGGTGAAGGTGAAGTAGGCGTGGATGCCGTTGCCCGAGTCCACAATCGTTGGCTTGGGCAGGCAGGGGATTTCCTTGTACAAGTTGTGCAGTCCCATCACTGCATCAGCCTTGCTGTTGTAGTGCGGCCGGTCACCCTTGAGGTCGATGTCCAGCAGCAGGCACTTGATGAGTTGGGCGTTCTGCTTGCTACGCTCACGTGCCCGGTATGCGGCGACACCAAAATAAATGTTGGTGTCCATGTGCGTGTTGAGTTCGGTTACATGTTCAAGCAGTGAGCCGTTGGCTATCTGCTCGTCGGTAAAGAACTGTTGGGTCCACACTTTCGTGGTCCTGCCTTTGGCTGGCACTGACCGCTCGTGGGCTATACACAGAAGGGCGCTGTTTGGTACTATCGCCCTCAGAAACTGGGTTGAAAAACTCTCTTTCTTCATGCCCTTCCGTTCCTCGCTAGGTCATGGTCTCGGTGGGAAGCCCCCGGTTGGTCGCCGGGGGCTTCATTTTTTCAGCCCTTAGAATCCAAACTCGGCCAGTGCATCTTCCAGTTTGGCGTCAAAGACCATCTCTCCACCTTCGTCTTCACCCTCACTCGCAGCTGCGTGCTCCGCTGCCGCCTTGTCGACTGCCGCCTTGGCATCTGCCTCAGCCTTGGCCTTCTTCTCGGCGCGGGTCTTGGCTGCCTTCTGGGCGGGGGTCGGTTCCCCACTGGCGGCTGGTACCTCCGTGGCGGCAGGGGGCGTTGCTGTCGGGTCCGCGTGGGCCGGCTTGCGCTGGCTCAGGGCGTCACGGAAGCCGGTGGGTGCGGCTGCCCCCTCGGCCGGGGGTACAACGGCGCCTGTGGGCAGGTCGCTCGTGCTTACCATGGCCTGCAGTTCACCGCTGTCCAGCAGGGGGGCGATGTACTTGTCGTGGAAGGGGGCGCTGGTGAAGTCCAATGCCCTGAACACCAACTTGGGGACGGACTCGTTGGGGTCGAACCCAGCCTCGGTGATGACGGCGTACGGCATAACCTTGTTCTGGTCCAGCCGCTTGGCATAGTCGCGTAGCGAGAACGCGCCCTTGTCGGGTTGGCTGTTGCCGAACATGGTCATGGCCTTCATGTCGGCAACCAGCGGTCCCAGTTCCGGCTCGTCCACAAGGAGTACCACTACCCGCTTGAAGAATGAACACGCCCGGGTCTTGCCGCCGGTGTCGGTGACCGCGCTGCCCTTCTCGTTCTGTGGGCAGGTTGCACAGAGCTTGCTCTGTGGCGCGGCGACATTGGCCAGTGGTGTGATGCCATCGGCGCTGGCGCAGTCGGGCCGGCTGGCGTTCTCGCTGTCGTACGCGGTGCCATAGAACACGCGGGACACGTGCGGGTTGGCCTCAAGTATTACCAGCTTGGTGGTAAGGGTGCCCAGCACCCGCTCATCCCCGCCAATGTTCACGCGGAAGCGGTTGCCCTTGAAGGTGAGGCGGGGCCAGCCGGCTCCCCCCATGTCGGCAGAGAGATTGCTACCACCCGTTGCTTGCGCATGGGCGGGAAGGTTCTTTCCATTTAACATCAGGTCGTTCATTGATAGGTTCCTCTGTTAGTCTCGGCGTACGTTGACGGTTCGTTCAGTGGACATGCTCACCCCCGGCGGCAATTCCCCGTTGGCTTCAACATAGTCCTGCACCGCTCGCGATGCGACGCGCTTCTGCAGGAGTTCGGTGTCTTGGTGTTCCAGTATGTGCTGCCACAGCGCGTTCCAATCTGTGGCGTTGACTATCACTTTCTTACCAAGGAAAGCCTGCCCTACTCCACTCACTTTCAGGGAGTCGGAGCCAGCGGCGTTTAGCATCTTGAGCAGCTGGGCTTCAATCAGGTCCAGCTTTTCAACAAGGCCCCTGTCGGTCTCATCGAACAGGCGCTTGTTCTCTGCCCGGGTATCCCGCATTTTCATGTAGGCCCGTAACAGCCGCTCAAGGTTACTCCCATTCTTTTCTTCTGTCATTGCTCAGACTCCTAACGTCTCTTCGTACAGTTTCAGGATGCCAGCTTGCTGGCGTTCTCGGTCCCTCAGTATCCCGTAAGCACCCCATTCCAGCTTGTTGGCGCCAAGGTGGATGATGGACATTTTGTGCGTCTGTCCCGGTCTGGCCATCCGTTCGTTGGCTTGGGTGTACTGCTCGGTACTGAAGATTGGGTTGAACCAAATGATAGTATCAGCACATGTCAGGTTCAGTCCATGGCTGGCGGTCTTCGGCTGGGCAACAAGGACCTTGGGGTCATCGTTGTCCATGAAGGCGGTGAGGATTGTGTCACGTGCCTTGCCTGTCACGTCACCGCTAATGACGGCGTTGGTTATCCCCTGCTTGGTAAGGTACTCGGACACCCGGTCCAGTGCCCGGCGGAAGGACACAAACACAATGACCTTGCGGTCGCTCTGGTTGATGCACTCTTCAAGCACATTCAAGCGGTCGGGCATGGAGATGTTGGCGAACTTGCCATACTCCCCGTACACGCTGCCGCAGCAGATTTGCAGCAGCTTGCTCATCTTCACGGCGGCATTGACGGCGCTCACTACCACCCCGTTGCCAAGCTCATCGAAGGTCTCGGCCTTCAGTGACCGTTCCATTTCAAAGTAGGAACGCGCCTGCTCACCGGACAGCTGCACCTCCCGGTCCATGTAGGTGACCGATGGCAGCTGGATGCAATCCTCTTTCTTGAACCGCACGGCCGGCTGCAAGTACGTGCGTACCACCGCCTGCGCGTTGGCCCTCGGGCGCCACTTGAACGAGCTGACCTTCACTTCCACCATGTCTTTAAAGCGGGTGAAGGACAGGGGCATCCCCTGCGGGTTGGTCTCCGCGTTGAACGGGTTGACCAGCCGGCCCATTGACCAGCAGTCGGACGGTGCGTTGGGCGTGGGCGTACCGGTGAGCAGCCACAAGCGAGGGGCGATGCGCTGCACCAGTTCCTTCAACTGCCTGAACCTACGAGAGCGTGGGTCCTTGATGGCTGTCGCCTCGTCGTAGACGATGAGGTCGATGTCGCCCCTTGCTGCCAACGCGTCGGCCACGATGTGCAGCCCATCGTGGTTGACCATGAAGATGTCCACGTCCAGTTCCTTCACCATCTGCAGGCGCTTGGCGCGTGGTCCGTGGAGGATGCCCACCGTGCGGCTCGGCGTCACGTTGAATACTTCCCGCTCCCACGTGACCCGCATGGTGGAGAGTGGGCACACGACCAACACCTTGCGCACCAACCCTTCCTGCTTGAGATGGTCCATGGCCCACAGGGCAGAGGCAGTCTTGCCTGTCCCCATGTCGTTAAGGCACAGGTTGCGGTAGTTGAGGGTGAGGAACTCGGCGGTCACGCGCTGGTGGTCGAAGGGTTTGTAGCGACCCGGCCAGCTGTAGCGGGTGGCGATGGTGCTGGGCACAGTCAAACCCATCCTACGAGTGGCTGCCACCGTGTCGGAAGTGTGCGGCGCCGCCAGCATCAGCTGCCCGTTGGTCTCAATGACCTTGCTCGCCTTCACGTTGCGAAGGAAGCGGGCCACGTCCGACGTGTCGGGAAACAACATCACCGGCCGGTGCGGGTGGAGTACAACATTGGTCATTGAACCGTACCTCCTTCCAGTGCGATGGCTTGCTTGGCTTCGGCCACTACCTCGGCCGCTTCCTCGGGTGAGAGTGACTGGTAAATTTTCCTACGCTCACGGTGCTTGACGATTTCGTGCAGGAACTCAATGCCCATCTCCGCACGACCCGGCGTCATTGGCGACATGTTGATACCGCCGGCCTTGTCCACGTCGATGGCGAACTTTTCCTGCAGCTTGGTCAGTTCCCTACCGTCCAGCTTCAGCTCCATGGAAATGAACAGGCCACCGAAGCAGATGATGAAGTCACTCACCCCACTGCTACCGTACCCTGTCGCCGTGTGGTTAATGATTTTGATACTGTCGCCGAACTCTTCCTTCAACCGCTTGCCCATCCACGTGGAGAACTTCGACTCAGTGGTGAAGTTGGGCACAGCCCTGATTTTTTCCATGTTCATTTCTTGTCTCCTTGTTGGTCAGGAATTTCAAAGCGCATGTAGCCGTACCGAAACCGGTCAGGCCAGCCGAACTTGGTACGCTCGGCTTTGCAGAGGGCACGTTCTTTTAGAATCTGTGCCCGTGAGTAGGCAACACGCTTGATGCCCCTACGGCCTCGCCCAAACTGGCCATAGAAAATCATGCGGTGTTCCTCACTGAACTCGGCAGGGCAACCGTCGATGGTGTGGATGTAGAAAATCATGGCGCCACCCTCACCTTGCCACCGCACCAGCAGGGGCGGTCGGTGTTGGTTTCATACATGGCTGTTTTGCGCCCACAAGCAGTCATCCACCAAGGGTCTTTATCCGCCCACACGCACTCCCGCTGCCCTTCCAAGATGTCGGCAAGGGAGCGTAGTTTGCTCGGCACATCTTCGGACAAAAGCAGAGCGACTAAATCCTCAAGCCGGTCAGCCGCCATCCATGCGGTGTGTTCCCTAACCGGGAAATCTTCTTCTGTCGCATCCTCGGTGGCTGTTTCGCGCAAGTAATCAATGAAGGTTTTTGTGGTGAACTCCTCGTTTCGCATCATCCTTCTCCCCACGGTCTTTCCCGGTCATCACTGAAGATGGTGCGCAGGTTGCAGCCGCAGATGCCACAGTGGATGAACACGTCAGGCTTACGCAGGTCATGCACTTCCACCTTGTGCTCGCACTGGTCGGCTTCCTCTTGGGTCAGCGACTTGGCTACGCAGCGGTCAGTCTCTTGCTGCACTGCCACCACGTCGGCACCCAGTTGCTCGGCTGGAATCTCGGTGGCAAAGGGCACGGACGATACTACCGGCCCTCGCCCATACCACCGCTCACGCCACGATACCGCCGCGTTGAAAGTCGTCAGGCACTGGCCCAAGTAGTGGGCAAGGATGAAGTCGGGCGTGTGGCTACCGCTCTCCATACTGTGCCTGTTGATGAGTTGTTCCAGTTCCTTTCTGAAGCCGGTCATGGCGTTTCCTCCTTGACGACAGGTGTGCAGTGATAGCCTTGGTCCAGTTCCATTATTTTGAGATGGGTCCATGAGCCTCCATTGGTGCATGAGGAAGCCACTTGAGCAAAGGCACAGCCACGCGCCCAGAAAATGAACAGCAGCATCACGAGGGCTACAGCAACGCTGACCGGGAAGACATCGTTCTCGTCTGATTTTCTTGGGTCAGTCATGGCCTGTTCTCCAGCTTCTCTTCCAACTCGTCGGCACAGTCACTCATGCCGCCAGCCATGCAGTCCGTGTTCAGATACTTACGGTGCAGATTGCGAATGGCGTACGCCTCGGGCACATCAGCCATCGCTTTACTGCGCCACTCCCCCGGCAGGGGACGCACCCGTTCCAGCGTTGCCTTGAGGGTGGTGATTTCATCGCGCAGTTGATTGTTTGCCTGAATGTAGCCTTCCAGCGATTGCAAGGCTTCTGATTCTGACACGCCAAATTCACGGCGCATGAGCCTGTCATTATCCCCCCGCAGCCTGTCCAGTTCGTCGGCTGCATCTACCACGACCTTTATGTGGTTACGTGCCAGAGGTACTACGTTGGCAATGTGGCGCAGTTCGTTGGTGTCGATGGCGTCAGTCATGGCTTGCGCTCCCCCGTCACTGTCAACAAGACGGCACAAGTCCAGCCCAATCCAAACGCGGAGGTAGCGGAGGAAGCGACACGGCCCATTGCGATGGATAACAACATGAGGCCGCCCAGCAGCAGGATGACGAACAAGAGCAGCAGCTTCAGTTTCAGTTGGTCGGTCATGGCAGTTGCTCTGCTTCAGGTTCAGGGGCCTTGATTTCCACCGTCATGCCGGTCTGCTGACGAATGTAATCAGCGATGTTCGCTTGCACCTTGGGGGTCAGGTCGAAGCTGCCACTCACGTTAGGCAATGTCGCCGTGAAGGTAAGCACCGGCTTCTCAAACAACGCGGTGGGAATGTCCAGATTTACGTGGATGGCTACCTCGTTGGAAGCCAAGGACGGTTTCTTCTTGGTGACCCGGGTAGCGCCCGGCTCCCAGTAGGTGTATCGCTTGCGTGCGGAGACCACCAAGTACAGTTCGATGTTCATGGCGCTCTCTCCACAGTGGGTAGGGCCTGCACCCGGTTCCAATTAAAGTAGGCCCCACTTTCCCAGTACCCTTGCCAACAGGTGCCATCAGCAGCCAGTGCGTACAACCGCTCAACCCCCGAACCTACCGCTGCAATCTGCACGATGGCCCGGGGGTTCCACAGCTGGGTCCGCACCCCTGCCACCTCATTGAGAATGGCGTACTTGGTGCGCAGCTTTTCAAACTCAGCTTCGGCGGTGCGCAGTTGCTCGCGTAGCCCCTTCACTGTCAGCAGCATGTACACGATGTCCTTGTGTGACGCAGGCCCATGCCCCTGCAGCCGGGCGGCGACCTCATCAAACGTCTCGGGTTTCTTGGTGCTCATATCATGTTCTCCCCGTACTCAGGCGCGGCGTCATGGTCCAGTACCAGTGGCCCACCCCTTGGCTCGCTGTTGGTAAGGGCCGCAACCTGTGCCTCCAGTCGTGCCTTGATGGCAAGCAGGGTCACGTTGTAGGCGTGCAGTCCCTCAACATATTCCTCCACCAACTCCAGTGGATGAGCTTGGCAGGGGGAATTGTCGTAACGCTTTTGCCCCATGATGCGCACAGCAAGGGCTTCGGTGCTGGTTCTCCACTGAGCAAGCTCGGCGTGTAGGCGGTCAAGTTCGTCGGCTGCATTGTTCAGCAGGTTACTCAGGTTCACTTCCACCATGGCGTTAGTGACCACGATGTATTCGTAGGTCGCCTTGCGCAGCAGGTCGGTGTCTACCTTGATGCTCATTTCAACACCTGCTTCACCACGCGGTGCATGTCATAGGGCAGCACCATTTCGTCCTCGCCCCGCCCTTGCCATGGACCGATGGTGTTCTTGGCTACCACCTCGGCAGTAAGCAGCATGGGTGCGCCTCGTTCACCGCAGCCGGCGAAGCGTTGCGCAAACCAGATGGCCCGGTCCCGGTCCAGTGTCCACGACAGGCCATAGCGTTCCATGAACTCGGCGCCCTCATTGGTGCAGGTACCCCGGTACACAACGATGGTCGGGTCTTCGTCCTTGGGTGACGCCTTCTTGCCAACCAACTGGTTCCTTGCCGCCCATTCGTCAGCGGTGTACAGGTGGGTCCAGTTGGCGGTGAGGTGGAGGCTGGCCTCTTGGTACTGGTGCAGCCAGTCGAACCACTCCATCCACAGTTCCTTGTTGACGTGCGGGCTTTCGCAGTCCATCCATACAGCCTTGGTCAGCTCGGCCCGCACCCCTTCCGATATGTCATAGTCGGATTCCAACAGGTTGAACAGGAAGTCCATGCGGAACGGCCGCTCGGTCAGCCACAGGCACTGCTCCCAGTCCTTGGCTTCCACGGCCTCGTTGAACGCTGCCACCTTGTTGGTGAGGATGCCCTTCAGGCCCAAGTCCTTGAACATGCCCAGCGGTGGCAACGTGTCGGGAAGGGCCACGCCCACGTACAGCGGGTGCCGGTACAAGGGCAGGGCGGCGATGCTGGTATCAAGGGTCGCCTTGACCGCGTGCATCAGGCGGTCAATGTTGGTGGTGTACAGCAATGACTTGCTCATTTGTTTTTCCTCGCTCTGGTCGGTGGTTACTGTGGAATGTTCAGCGGCAGCTCAAGCTGGGCTGGGTCGATGGTGCGTCCTACCTCTGGCGCTTCGTCGTCAGCCTTGGGCAACGCTGCCAACAAGCCGGCAGGAATCCTGATTGCCTTCATCTGCTGGCCGGTGGCGGTGCGGGTCACGTCGAAAACGTACAGGCCACCTCGGTCCACGAACCTGAACTTCAAGGTCAGGTCCATCTGGTGGGTCTTACTCGGTCCTCGCATACTCATTTTTTAAATCCTCCATTGTGTTTGCATGTGGTGACTGGGCAATACTTAGCGCACAGTCCGCTCGGGTTTTCTGGCCAGCTGCCTGCCACCATGGCGTCAGTCAGTTCACGCACGGTGGGCAGGTACTGCTTCCATAACGTGGTCTCGCGGTCGCGTGTGAACCCAAGGAAACTCAGGTCCCCATCGTGGGCCAGCCAACAGAAGGCTGACATCACCCGGTTCACGGTTGGGTAGTGACGGAACACGAACGCAGCTTGTAGTGCCAGCTGCTTGTCGTCGTCCTTCTTCTTACCTGTCTTCCAGTCGATGGCGATGGCATTGCCTGTGGTCATGTTGGCCATGAGTACGTCGGTGATGCAGCGTCCCCACGTGTCGGTACCGAACCAGCCGCAGGGCTTCAGCTTCGTATCCACGGCCAGCTGCTGCTCGCACAGGATGGGTGCGTCAAGGCGCCGGCCCAGTTCCTCTACCTTCAGGGCGTGCGGCTCGTACTGCATCATGTCTGCTGGCAACGTGACGCCAAGGGACAGCCTACGCTCCAGTGCCTTGTGCACTTTCTTACCCCAGTCGGCCTCGGGTCCGAAGTCCTCCACGAAATTCTTGGCGATGCTCAGTTCAAAGAACCTACGGGGGCAGGTCTTGAACGCAGTCACCCGGGAGTGGGACCACGCAATTACCGGTGCGCCGCTCATCGCTTGGCCTTGGGCTTGATGACTTGCGGCTTGTTACCCTTGGGCTTGATGTACTGCAGCTTGTGGGTGGACAGGTAGTGCTCACCATCCGGTGTCAACATGTGGCGAATCACCACCTCGCTTTCCAGTTCCACCCGTTCAAGGTAACCACGGTCTCGTAGTCGCTTCAGCACGTGGTACAGGTAGTCGCGGGTCTTGGCCTCACCGGTCACGTTCCAGATGTAGACCAGCAGTTCATCGACAGTCGCTGGCCCACAGTGGTCGCAGTACACCAGCGCCAGTGAGTGGGCAGTGGGTGCCCTCTTGTCGCGAGGCTTGGTCATCTCTGCCAACAGGTCTGCAGGCAGGGTTTCATTTACAGTCGGCATACGTTGCTCCAGCATGGGCTTCTCCAAATACAGGTAGTTCGGGCCACCATTTTGGTGACTCGGAAAAAATCTTCTCGGCCATGGTGCACACCTTGTCCATGTGGATATGGTCGGGGATGAGGCACAGGCTTTCGTCGTGAATGGACATCACGGTGCGGCAGGCAGGGTCAACCTCTTCTTTTAAGTACCTGTCCAGTTTCAGTTGCTGCCCAAACACCACGTTGCGAGCCAGTGCTTGGCAGATATTTTCAAAACACTTCGCACCCCACAGCCGGGCATCTTCCAGTCTATGGGTGTCTTGGTTATAGCGGCTGTACACCAGCTCCCTACGCTCGTCACCGTCACGTTGGTAGCGTAGCTTGGGGTAGGTAATGCTCAGCCCGGTAGCTGGCATCGTGAAGCCAGCGCAGCCGGCCGTTGTGTTCGGGTTGGCAAACACCAGCCTGTCATTCCACCAGCCTTCCTGCTGCCCACGTTCCAGCTTGGCCAGCACATAGTCCAGTTGCTTCCATGTCGCCACGATGTGAGGGAAGGTCGCACGGTACAAGGCCACCACCCGCATGGCCTCTTCGGCTTCCAGCTCCACACCCCAGCCATAGGCGGCGTTCATGTACCCGCCCCATCCGGTACCGTATTGAAGCGAGAGCATGGCAATCTTGCCGCACAGTCGCTCATGCTTGGTCACGTCCTCTGGCACCTTGCCGTACATCTGCGCAGCGAACATGACATACAGGTCAGTGGTCGGGTCCCACAGTGCGCTCAGTACCTCGCTTTCCCTTGCCAACGCCATGGCAATGCGCAGTTCCACGTTGGTGCTGTCTACCGACATCATCTGGAAACCGCGTGGCGCCATCACCGCCTTGCGTAGCTTGGAACCCCGGCCCAAGTTCTGCGGGTTACCCCCGCCCCCGCTGCCACCACTCAGGCGGTGCGTGGTACGTGCCCCTGAAAGGTTCAGGTCCACCGGCCACGTGCCCCGCTGGGCAACGCCAAGGTAACTACGAGCGCGTGTGTCCATGATACTGGTCTTGATGCGCAGCCTCGCCTTCACCAAGTTGGCAACGGCCGGGTTGTCATGGTCAACCAGCTTCACGAAGGACGGGTCGGACTGGGCAAACGCGTACGTCTCCTTGCCCGTGGTCGGGGAGATTTTGGTGGGCGGCGTCACCCCGTGTGACTGCAACAACGTGGCCAGCTGCTTGTTGCTACGCACTTGCACCATGTTGGTAGCCACACTCAGGTCCAGTGCTGCCTGCTTCTCTGACTCTTCGATGGCAAGCACCTCGGCCAGTGGGTCGGGGTCCAGTTCCAACATGGGGTCAGTGAACATGCGGGTCACGAAGTCCACGGTCAGCAGGTTGAAGTCACGTGCCTCGTCGTTACCTTTCATCCACCGATAGAACAAGCTGTACAGCATGTGCGCCTTGTCGCAGTCGCCCTTGCAATACTCGCCCATTTCATAGGCTTCCTCGGGTGACAGGCGATACCGGCCCTCAAGGTCGAACAGCACACGCTGGTCCTTGTCCTCTCCGGGCAGCAACAGCTTGGTCAAGTGGGCAAGGCTCGTTGACTGCAAGTTGTTACCGAACATCATGCTTGCCAACGAGCGGGTATCCACCCAGTGCTGCGGCCTTACGTCGTAGTGATGACTCAACACCAGCCCGTCGAACTTGGCGTTGTGCGCCAGCATGGTGGTAGCCTTGAAGTCGGAGCGCCGGAAGAACTCGGCTACCTTCTTGTGGCCATACAACCACAGGCTGGGGTTGCTTCCCTTCTTGACGCCAACACCATAGGTCAGCCAGCGTGGGTCGCGGATGTACTCCTCGGTGGATTGATGTTTGAAGCCCAGCTTCTCGGCGTCACTGAACCGCGACTCAAAGTCCACTGTCACCACGTTGTCAGGGTGCAATAGCTCAATCATTCAAGTGCCCCTGCCGTACCGTGAGAATTCTTCGCAGCTCAAAGTGAGCGGCGGGTAGCACTGACTGCACCATGACCCGTGCCGCAGCGGTGGCTACCAACGAGTGGGTACCGCACTTGAGCAGGTCGGCGAAGGTTGCTCCCCGTTCGGGTGCAATGCGTACCAACGGGTCAATCTGCGTGACCACACTGGCCACTGATGCCTCACGGTCCAGCCGGGTAGCGGTGGCCATCGGTGGGCCATAGGTGTCCATGTCCCTTGGCCTCACGGTGGCAAGCAGCACGAAGCTGAAGTCACCATCCGGGTCCACGTTGTGCTGGTCATTCTGCTGCTCCAAGGCGATGAAGTATTCCTTCAGCATGGCGTGGAGCTTCAGCGACAGGGCGTCGATGTCAGGCTTTGGCATTTCCTTTCTCCTGCTTCAGCCACGGGTGGGTACCGGCAGCTGGCAACTTGTGGGGAGCGAACTCGCTCGGTGCATAGGGTACATCGGCGAACGACTCACCCCTTAGCAACCGGGCGATAACCAGTGGCTGGTATCCCAACTGCTTGGCAATGGACAAGGGGGTCTTGCCGGCCATGAACAGGTCACGTGCCCGGTTGATGTCGTACTCGGACACCCTACGATTCTTGGTCGGCACGATGCCGGCGCCGGGTGCCTGCCCTTGAATGTGCAGCAGCAGGTTCCTGATACCAGTCAATGACAAACGCTCTGGTCCTGTCAGTGCGACAGCCCGGTCTTTCAACACGCCGTTAAGGTGCTTGGTCTGCAGGTCCAGCAGCGTCATGTCAACGTCTTCGATGGTGATGCTCTTCGGTGCTTGGGTCGGTGAATTAACAGCCATGGTCAAGTGCTCCTTTCTCTCGGTTGGTTGATGTCTACTTTCAGTTGGTGAATCTGCATTAGCAGGGTCGCCGTTGCCACCCATAACCTGTCTACCAACAAGGCGCTAAGGTTGGCCATCGTTGTCAACGCGAGGGGTACAATGCGTGCCTGCTCATGTACTAGGTCAAGGCGCTGGACTTCCAGCTCCTTGAGTTTGGTGCTCAGTTCTCTCGGTGTGAACGTGCTCAGTGCGATGAACTCAGGGCGCAATGAGTCTTCACGTGTAAACATGTCGGGTCGGTATGGACCCCGTTGCGTACTGAAGCCCATCGAACGCTTGGCCTGCAGTACCTTCTTCACATCGGCAATCTGTTGGGTCACCTGCTCGGTTCTCGCTGCGTAGCCAGCGAGTTTGCTCGTCAGCATTTCACGCATCCGTCCCGGGTTCGGGTTGATGCCGCTGTTGTACAAGAAACTCAGGTCCAGCTCGTCGCTGGTGAACACCAGCTGCGTACCTACCACCTTGTGGGTAAGCGGTGTCCCCATGTTCTCGCACTGGGCAGTCAGGGCGATGGGATTGTAGTTACCCTCGCTCTTTACTTGCCCCATGATGGTGAAGTCGAACCGCCACAGGTATCCCCGCTGGTCCTTGAGTGTCCAGACGGGGTTGCGGTCAGAGTAAGTACCCTCGTAGATAACACTGGCCCCGGCCGGGTTGTGCCCTGCCACCTTGTGGGTGTCGAAGCTGCTGCTTTTAACACCGGGCGTCCAGCCTTTGGTTGTACCCGTCCCCGCCCACCGTTTGTGCAGTATGTTCAGGTCAGTGGGTACCCAGAAAGGTACCGCACCTGTCGCCATCTGCAACAGGGCCTGCTCGGATGCCACCTCTATGTGCTTACCCTTTGGCCCCGGCTGAACCATTACCTCCAAGTAGCTGGCCAGTCCTTGCCTTACCAACGGGTCGGCATAGAAGTCACGCGTGGTACTGACGAACAGCACCTTGTTGGTCTGGATGTTGGCCCACGTCATGGGGTGCCACCAACGCGTACCTGACATGGCGTACCTCCCATCGTGGCGGCAGCGGCGAACCAGAACCGGTTCTTCTCTATCTGGTATTCATTCAGCAGGGCCGGCGCCAAGCCCTCCCACTCTTCCTTCGTGTACGTGCGGGTAATCCGCAAGTGCGGGATGCTGACCTCAAACGAGGGGCCATTGATGTCGGGCCACTGCCCTTCAGCACGGCATAGCTCATGCCCGAAGATGGTTACAGGCGGCAGCTCTTTGATGTTCTTGATGGTCGGTTCGGTCATGGTCGGTACCTCGGTGTGCTAGTAACATATCAAGTATCAATGATATGGTCAAGCGGGTGCGGGTAGAGTACCTCGCACACGTGCCCACCACTCACGCTCGTACTCGGCGGATGCAGAGTGCAGCGTGGTACCGGTGATGGGTACCCCGTTCTCTATCAACGCGTTGTAAAGGGCAGCGGTGGCTACCGCTGCGTCAGCAGCGAACCATTCCAGTCGCTTGTGCAGCCCGGCCTTGATGAGCGTGCGGTGCACGCTCGCCTCGACATACGGCAGCACCGTCTTCGGCGTCACCTGCAAATCCAGATGCACCTCCCAGTCGTACGGTGAGCCGGTGTCCCAGTCGCCGATGCGCTTGTGCACTGACCTCGTGGTCATGCCAATCTTGATGAAGCCATGCCCGTTGGGCTGGCCCACGATGTAGATGTTAGACATCGACCTGCTCCCCTCTCGCTGTCTTCACGGTGGTAATCAGCCGGCGCATGTTGCGTGTCGTCTTGATGGCCTCACGGTACTGCGCATAGTGCATCCCTCCGCAGAACAGGGCGATGACGGACAGGGTGAGCGTCCACGAGGAACGGTTGCCCGTCGCAGCGATGACCAGATACAGGCCCATTGCTGTCCACATGAGGGTAAGCAGAACGTGCTTGCCAACCAGTCGTAACGACTGGTCACGCACATCAACTGCACGTTGTATCAGTTGGTCGGTTGCTTCGATGTTCATTTCAACTTTCGTTGGGTCGCTCATGGTCTCGGTGTTCCTTGTCGTGTGGTTGTAAGGGAATCCGCTGTCAATCCCAGCGGTAGAAGTAAAGCCAGCCTCGGTCTTTCTGTTGCCTTCTCCAGCAGCGGGGGTTGGCGAATCCACCACTGGCATACCAGTTGCGCTTGCTCATGCGCTCACTGCCTACATTCGTTCGCATGACCCTGCTCCTTTGCTTCACGTTGTAAGGGGGTAAGGCATCCTGCCCTCGCCGGCTATCAACGAGGCGTCAACCTCAACCGGGTCATGGGGCAGGATTATTTGTGGCTGCATCCCCACGGATTTATGACTCCACTCCGGTGGGTCCGTGGTTTGCGTTTAACTGGCGGCCACACGCCAGCAGGAAATGTCCCACCGGGCGTTAAGTCAATTTCTCCATCGGCAATTCAGCCACCACACCGAAGCCCATCTGGTTGCACTTCACGGTGAAGTGCTCGGTGCATGACCAACCCAAGTCACCCAGCGCCCATATCAGGGGCATCCGGCGCAGCTTGGTGTTCCAGAAAGCGAAGCACTCGTCTACTTGCATGTCATCCACGCCACCATCGGTGAGGTAGGTCATGCAGGCAGCATCGGGGTAATCATCGGCGACACGTTGGAAGGCAGGCATGAACTCGGTACCACCACCAACACGCCGAATCCTACGGTCTAACTTGCCAAGGTCGGACTTGGTGTACTCGAACACACCCTCTTGCGGGATGCCATCGCTGCACCAGATAACCACGGCACGTTGGAACATGGCCAACCTTAATGCGTTCTCCATTTCAAAGAAGAAGTAATCCACCATCGGGCCACTCGTGCTTCCCGACGAGTCGATAATGAACACTACCGTTCCCAACTCCTTGCCAACGGGGCCGGGGTACATTGCACCTTGCGACGTGCGGCGCTTGGTGCTCGGACGTGAGTACGTGTAGGACCCTGCCCTCATGTTGGCATTGGCATAGCGATTCAACTGCCGGTCCCAGCGGTGCCGTGCCTTGTACACCATGGCGCCCAGCTCCCCGGTGAACGGGTCGCTACCTTCCACGCCTTCGCCACGGCTACGCATGGGTGCGGCCATCCGTTCGGCGTTGGCAGCGGCGGCAATGTTGTTCAGCTCCATGCTGTGCAGCTGCTCATCGGTAAGCGGGGTGTCGATGTCGCCCTTGTATTCATCGGGCAACACGATGTCGGTACCAGCGCCGGCTTGGGAATTCTCGGGTTGGGTCAGGTCACGCTCGCCTTCACCCTTGCCCTTGCCCTTGCCCTCGCCCTTGTCAGCGTCACCAGCGTCATCGGCCGGGTCATCCCCATCCTCGCCCTCATCGGCGCCGTCACCCTCGCCCTCGCCCTTGGCCTTCTGTTCTTCATCCTTGTCCTCATCATCGGCGTCGTTCGCTTCCGGCTTGTCGCCAGCGTCTGCCTTGTCTGCCTTCGGCTTGTCAGACTTGCCCCCACTGCCACCCTCACACGGGGGCTGGGTACCAGCAGGCGGCTGCGAGGTCGGCTTCTGCAGTTCCTTCTTTACCAACTCGTCGGCAATCGCTTCGGTGGTGTACTTGTCCGGGGAATACCGGGCGTCGTACATCCAGTCGTCGCGAATGTTCAGGCGCCACTCATGCTTGAGCATGTAGTTGATGAAGTAGTCCTGCGCTTGGTTGAAGAAGTACAGCAGCTGCCTACGAGTGAGCCTCGTGTGCTGGTACCTGCGCACCCACCGCTCATAGCGGGGGAAGAAGTTCAGGAACTTGTGATACACCTCGTGCACCAGCGCCGACACGCAGTCATCAACGCTGGACTCGGCGAAGTACGTGGGTGCGTACCAGATTTTCCTCACGCAATCGGTGGCTGCGGTTTTCACCTTCTCGTCAGGGATAATCTCCATCTCCATCATGTACATGGCGACGGTGCAGTAGCGGGGGTCCCGCAACATGCGGTGCACGGCACGCTGGAAGTTGTTCACTTCCACCGGTACAGCAGCGGCATAAATGTTGGTGAACATGTGCATTTCCTCGGTCAGTTGCGCCCGCCCCATGGCGGGCGCTTGGTCGGTGGTGGTCAGGTGGAACGTGCTTTACATGAACGCTTCCAACTCGTTGACAGCTTCGTTCACGTGCTTGTGCACCTCTTCAACCACGCCCTCGCCTTGGTTGGCAAGGTTGGTCAGGTTCCTCGCCATCGTGGCGCGAAGGTCGGGGTTCTTTACCAACGTGTCGGCGTCGATGTCACCGATGGTGGCACGCACCTCGGTGGCAAAGCGCACCAACGTGTTATCCCCTGCCGCCTCGGCGAGAGCGAGGGTCAGGTCGCACTGACCCCGTAGGTTGGGCAGTAACGACTGCGCAATCGGCACAGCACGAGCGGTCTTGCGTTCTTCCTTGGTGTTGTTCATTTCCCGCACCGTGTCGGCGTCATTGCCAAGCACAGCGGCGGCGAACTTCACGGAGTTCACGAACACCTCTGATGTACGTGACCATGCGTTGGTCATGCGGTCAGCGATGCGGTTCATCGTCGCCTTGCGTACCTGCATGGCAAGGTCACCTCGGGCAACTCTATCCATGTCGATACGCATGTCGAAGGCGGGGAAGTCCAGCACCTCAAGCTCGATGCTCCACTTGCTCAGCCAGCCCTCGGCGTCGGGGAACGAGTCAAGGTCGAACATGTCGCCAAGGTAGGACTGCGCTTGGTTCATCACCCCGTCCCACTCGGCACGCACCCGCTGCTTGCCAGCCTCTTGCGTACCACGGATGGCATCGACCTGCATTTCCAGCTCGGCCAGTCTGCTACGAGGCACCACGGTCCACGTGTCATCCCACTTGCCCAGCCCGAAGTTCACCCCGGTTTCATTGGCCGGCGTACCATCCTCACGAGCGCCTTGCCCCACCGTGAGCAACTCACGCACGGCGTGATACGGTGCGGTCACAGGTTGCACGGCCTGTCCTTGGAAGAGCCGATTGGATACGCTTACCCAATGCTGGTCTGCCTTCTTGTTGGCAGCGAGTTCATTCCTTTCCGCCTTGTTGGTAGCGGTGGTCGGAGCACGAGTCGCTCGGATGCGTGCCAGCACACATCTATCGGCAAGGGCCTGCACCCTCGTGCTGCCACCCATCATGTTGCGGATGTCTTGGTCGGTGATTTCCCCTGCTTTGAGCAGGTCCAGAAAGTCTTGCTTGGTCACTACAGTTTTGTTGGTCATGGTCTCAATCCTCGTTGGTCGGGTGGGTTAGAACGAGCGGCGCAGTGAAGAGGTGCGCAGCAGGTAGTCTTGCGTCAGCTTGTCAGCTGCCAGTTCAGGGTGCCGCTTGAGTACCGGGTCCACGATGGCACCCTGCACCTCAACGGGTAGCCTCGTCACGTACTGCATGACGGGGGTGAAGTTGTCGGTGTTGGTCTTGTTGCCTACGTTGGAGCACAGCATCATCATCGACGCCGGTGAATCAGGTACCGGTGCGGTGTTGGGTGACGACACGATGGTAGCGAAAGGAATCAGCTTGTCTCGTAGGTGAAACAGCGCAGCGAACCGTACCGCTGCGGCGTCGTGCATCCACGAGGCCAGCACCACCAGCCTCTGCTCATGGGTAGGTTCACGCCCTTGCAAGGCGCAGTACCGTTCCAGTGCATCCATGTTCTCGCTTGCTTCCATGATGGAGCGAGGCGTGGTGTTGCGCATCCGTGAAGGGTTGTAATCCTTCAGCAAATTATCCCCTTCCATCTTGACGCCAGTGATGAGGATGGGGTTCGCCTTCTTCTCCAGTGCGTGCACCACGAATTCGCCCGAGGTCGGGCCGGTCCACCGATACTGCGAGGTACGGTTGCCCAGCACCGGGTTCTCCACGCACTCCAGCGCACCATCATCGGTACCGTTGGCCAATGCGAGTCGGAACACGTGCTCGGGTCCAACCCAGTCACCGCAGGTGGGCCGGTCACCTTCCATCATCTGCATCGCCATCTTGTTGGCGCCCTTGAGCTTGTACTCGTCCAATATCAGCACGTCCCCATAGGACAGGCTGCGCAGGATGGGGTGCAGGTGGATGGTCATGCCATCATCCTTGGCCCACGGAATTCCCGGGAAGTCGTACTCCTCGTGTCGGCCAA